CGCCACAATCTGTTCGATCGAAAAGCGCTTGCGTTTCATGGCAAACCACCTCCTGGTTCAGGGTCAAGTTTGCCGCAAAACTCGCTCTCGGATTGGTCCAGGATTCCTAACGCAGATCAAGTCGAACCATTCGCGGGCGACCGCTTCGAAAGAATTGGCCGCTGCGATCTCGGCCGCGCGCTTGGCTTCCTTCTTCGCCTCGCCCGGATCCGAGCCGGCGGCGATCTGCTCGCGGGCGTCATCGCGCTTCTTCCTGGCGGCGGCCAGCGTGACCGCCGGATAGACGCCGAGGGCGAGCGTCTTCTGTTTTCCGAGGAAGCGATAGGACAGCCGCCAATACTTGCCGCCGTTCGGTTGGACGAGTAAGAACATCCCGCCGCCGTCCGTCAGCTTGTACGGGGTGTCGCCGGCCTTCGCGTTCCGCACTTGTATGTCAGTGAGAGGCATTGTTGGTATCTGAGGTGTTGGTATGTGCTGATACCAACAAAAATACCAACAGATTCTCCGGCTGTCACTGAGCAAAGTTTGGTGACGCTGGGAGCTAGATGCCCGTCTGGCGGGGCTGAGCGGGGGATTTTTAGTGAAACTCGGGGATGTTTGGGGGCAGGGCTGGTCCCCCGACAGAATTCATACATCAACGCTAGAAGGGCTCAGCGGGGAGATTTTATAAAAATATGCCCCCACTGGTGCCCCTAAAAAACCGTTGCCGTGGATTGTACGGGTGCGATTCCTCATGCTGCTGATGCTCCCCTAAAATACATCACGCCTGCCTACTAAGACGATCGGATCCCGTATGCAGTCGGCTGCTTGGCCTGTTACTATCCCCGTCAAACGGCGGACAGCATCGTCGGTAGCGGACACACGTGATGGACACTAAGGAACGGCTCAATTTTCGCATAGATAGCTTCACGCCCGAGACGCTGCCAATGGCGCGCTTGGCGCAGTATCTTGCGCAACTTTCGCAGCTTTACGGCAGCGACGATTCCGTCCACTTCGAGAAATTGCGGCACGGGAGCGCCATTGTCCAAGTGACCATCGAGGAACCCGCCTTCCCGAAGGTCTATCAGCGTATTCAGAGCGTTCGTGCTGGCGACCCCGATCCCGAAGCGCACAAGGCGTTCCGGACAATCGATAAGATGCTCCGGAGCGACAACGCAGTGGGTACCATTACGCGAAGTAGCGGGAAGGCAAAAATCCTTGAATTTCCTGGGCGGAAGTTGCCGGTTGCCGATCCAATCACCATCTATCAGCCGACAAGTATCGACGGGGTCGTGATCAGAATCGGCGGTCGCGATGACACTATCCCGGTTTCGGTACGCGACGCTGAAGGCAAGATAGTAACTTGCGAGATTCGTGGAGTTGCGCAAGCTAAGGATCTCTCGAAACACTTCATGGCGGAAACGCTACGGTTGTCCGGCAACGGTAAATGGAATCGATCGCCTAACGGCGATTGGACGCTAGAGGCGTTAGTGATCCAATCGTTTGACGTCATCGATGACATTCCTCTTGACGACGTGCTGGCCGAGTTGCGAGCTGTTCGTAACAATGGATGGACCAGTGCGGAAGACCCCATAGATGCTTGGAAAAAGATGCGGGGCGTGGATGATAGTCTTTGACGCAAATGTGTTGATTTCGTTATGCGCTGGGGATGAAAACGACGAGATGTTTGAGCGCATCACGGGCGTAATCCAGGACGCGGTGGCTGCTAAAACGATCATCGGTGTGCCTGCACCTGCATGGGCTGAGTTCCTGTGCGGAACGGGGATTGCCACGTCAGGTGTAATCGATGTGCTGAAAAAGCGGAGCACTATTCGTATCCTGCCGTTTGACGAGGTGGCAGCAACGGAACTGGCAGCAATTGACGCTATGACGCGCGCGAGGGGCGGAAAGAAGGGCGCGTCTAAAGCACAGTGGCAAAAGGTAAAAATCGATCGTCAGATTCTTGCCATTGCAAGGGTAATGAAGGCGACCGCAATTTATACCGAAGACACGGGCCTTATTGCGGAAGCCAACCGCTTGAACGTTATAGCGGTGAAAACTAGTGAGGTTCCGCTGAAACCGAAGCAGAACAGATTGCCTCTCCCCGACCCTGAGCTTTGACGCAGCTCTGCCCCGAGCGGAGCTTTTCATTTCGGCGGCGCCAAGTCCCACGTCACGATCCGGCACCAACCCCGAGATGCCAAGGGCTAGAGTGATCACCCCTCGCCCTAGGAGATCGACGTAAAGAAACTGGTAGTTGGTTACATCGATGTTCGTCACGCTGTGTTCGCTCAGGCCTCGACGCCGGCTGCAGCACCCGCGAAGATCATCCAAAGCGGAGAAACACAAGGACCACGCACGCTATTCCATAACTGACAAGTCGAAGCTAAAACAGCGGCGACAAACACAGTAACGAACCTACCGGTATCGAAGACAGCCGCGCGGGTTCATTGTTCAAGGTTGCCGCAGGAACTGTTCCAGGCGAACTCGGTGTGCTAGTGAAAGCGTAGGCTGATGTGTCATAGTTCGGATATGCGCGCTGAATATCATTTTTACATGGACGATTCTGGGTCGCGTGATCCAAATCGAAACCGTGACGCTACGGCACTTGGGCCTGACTGGTTCGCACTCGGTGGAGTGTTGATTAGCTCAGATGATGTGCAGTCGGCTGAACTGGCGATCAAAGAGTTTCGTGAACGCTGGCAGGAGATGGGGAGCAGTCCTCTTAGGTCATACGATATTCGAAACAAAAAGAACGGTTTTCGATGGCTTGCCAGCGTTTCGGACGAGCGACGACAGCAGTTTTTGACAGAACTTAGTGACCTGATTTCGGGATTGCCAGTGCATGTACTTGCGTGCGTCATTGACCGTCCAGGCTATAACAAACGCTACATGGGCTTGTACGGAGAGCGGCGCTGGAAGCTTTGCCGTACAGCCTTTACGATTGCCGTTGAGCGTGCCGCGAAGGTGGCAATACATGAGGGCGTCCGCTTGCGCGTATTCGTAGAGAGAAGCGACAAGCCGACTGAACAACAACTTAAAAGTTACTTCGACGAACTTAGGGCCAGCGGGCTACCGTTCGATGCCAATACATCTGGAAAGTATCGCCCGCTAACCCAAGATCAGCTTCATCGATCTCTATTTGAGTTCCGGATCAAAACGAAGGATTCGTTGTTAATGCAAATGGCAGACCTTTTGCTCTGGCCTGCTTGCTGCGGCGGGTACGACCGAACCCATCGTGCCTACGCCCACCTCTTGGACGCAGGCAAATTGCTAGACGCTCGATGCACTGACGAGAACGGTTTGCTTGGGATCAAGTACAGTTGCTTCGAGCCAGTCCAAGCTCTAGAAACACAAAAACCCGCGTGAGCGGGTTCTTGGCGGCCACCAAAGTTGGGGTAACCTCGTAGGCTATGCCTAAGCGTGATATTACCCGAACTAAGCAAAACGTCAACAGTAGGTGCCGCATCATCTCCTACGACGCAGTGCGGAAGGCCAAAGCCCCGAGAGACACTGGGTGCTTGGATGCGCGCTAGATCAGTACCCGCACTGGCGCCAGTACATCGAGCAGTGATCTGATTTCGAAGGCAGCCCACCTGCGCGACCTTGGCGTTCCCGAGAAAGTGGCGCGGTCAGCCATCTATAACGACACGCACGAGGATCATCGTACCGTTCCGAGTTCTGGTAGTACCGTCCCCGGCAGGATCGGTCAAATTTACCAAAAGGGTGGAGGAGTCAGTCTGATGTTCAGATGGCATATCTGAAGCAGTGTGATCCGAAAGCTTTCAATTGGTACTGACCCTTAACGTGACTTCCTCTGCCAGGTCCCCACATTTCCGCGTTGACCCCACCGGCCAGCCCCCGCAAACGACCACCCGCCGGCCCGAGCTCAACCACGCGGGCCACGTGCTTCGCCCTCCATTCCCTTGCACAGCCGGCCGCGCCGCCCGCGCGGGGCGGGCGATCTGCCGCCTGTGGTGGTGGCCGCGACATCACAGGTGCTTGAAATTTCTCACTAAAAATACACGCGTAACACAAAAGCCCCACTTTTTCATCATGTCAAGTGACGCGTACAGAAAATCTTGTAGAATGGTTTAGGGACACCTAAGTCTGGTGTCAACAACCCACTGGAGCGAAACATGCGTGAAGTTCATGTGTCAGCTTTCTGGGATGCGGAAGCAAGTGTGTGGGTAGCTGAGAGCGACGACGTGCCAGGCCTCATCACCGAGGCCGAGACGATGGATGCTCTCGTACAGAAGCTTGAAGTCCTGATCCCGGAATTGCTCGAAGAAAACGGCGACCCGAATGGTCCGGAGGTCAAGTACGAGCTCAACGCCCGTCTGACCGGGACGGCCCACCGCATGGCCGCGTAAATGTCGGATTTTGCTCCTGCTGTGAAGCAGATCCTCAAGGAGCACGGATGCGAGTTCAAACGGCACGGCAAGGGCGACCATGACATCTGGTGGAATCCTCGAACTGGCCACTCGTTCCCCGTCGACTCGACGATCAAATCGCGCCATACCGCGAACGGCATCATGAAGCAGGCCGACATCGACCACAAGTTCTAAGCCCCGCCTCGAGCGGGGCTTTTCACATCTGACGCAGGTTGAACCCTTCGCGCCATAGCGTCGCCCCCACTGACGTCAGAACTGCGATGTCACGATCATCCAGGCGGTCCCAGGCTTCCGCCAGCCATCCAGCGAATCCCGCGCAGGTGTATTCCAAGTCCACCTCGGCTCTTCCCTCTACGTTCAAGCGCTCAAAGATGGTCAGCACGTCCGTAGGTGTCATGGTCGCCTCCGCATAGGACTTTCATCGTAGGTCGCCTCAGCCCGCTTCGGCAGGCTTTTTGTGCGGTCGCGCGGCGTCGTTCATGCCCCAATTGACACGAATTCGCCTTACGGTTTCCTTTTGTGGTTGACCGTCGGCTCATCAAAGGCCGCCGCGCGCGGGCTTTTTGCTGTTGGGACAAGGGGCTTGATGCGGTTCAACGGCCCTGAGACCATAGTGGCTCACGCTTTTGGGATTCGGGAGAGTCGAATGATCCAGTACAAGCTTCGCATTCCAAATATCGAGATTGCCGACCTTCACGACGACGTGTCGGCCTATGCCGCCAAGCACCAAGTGGATCCGCAACTGATGCCTGGGGTTGAGCCGTATATGACGACCACCGGGTCATCGCCCGTGCTCTACGTCGCGCAGCTCGACGAGTCGTTCTTCGACGACTACCCGCACTGGCGACAGCACATCGAGCAGTGAGGACCGCGGCAGCGTCACTGTTGTTGATCGATCTCCGCCTCTGCGACCCTGAAGCCAGCGTCAAACGCCTCGTCAATTCGATCGCATAGCCACTGCCCTGGCACTCGCTCGCCATCGATGTAGATGTGGACCGGCCACTTGTCGGATCGTGCATCGTATCCGGTCGCAATGACGATTTCTCGTCCCTTATAGGTGTCCATCTGGGCGTTCCTTACGCCAGTTTCAATTTGAATCCGCGGCATCTTCGTCTCCCAAAATTGATTTGATGCTAGCACGGCACTCCTTACGTTCCGTCATGATCACCCCGCCTTGACCTAGCGCAATGCATTTCTCGACCTCCCATGCCACGGTTGCGCGTCTGGCGGAGGAGGTTGCGGTGGGTGATTCTGATCTACAGGAAGTCGTGAACGGTCGCTGGGTCTGCGTCAAACGGATACCAGGCGCTGCGCGTGTCGCGATCTTCGTTGATGTGCCGTTCGCGCTGTTCGACCCGCCCTATATCAATGTCCAGTCGTATCTCGACGAAGGCCTCAACGACCGCGAGGTGCTCGAGCGCGCGATGGAACTCGCCGCGACAACGGTGCGCGTTGCGTTCAAGGAGAAGTGAGGGCGTCCGTGCTGCAGATGCGAGACAGCGCCGGAGACAATGGGCCGCCGGCGCCTGCAACCTGGAATTAACCACCGAGGCGGTGCGTCACCGAGCCAGGGGCATTGATGAAGCCAGTTCCTTTGCCACCGGCAACCTTCAAGTGCTCGACCTCCACCTTTGCCGAATTGATGATGACCTGAGCCACCTCGGCAACGGCTTTGGCGCGCTCGATCTCCATCGGCTTTTCGCCGTCAGTCAGCGAATCGAGCGTGGCGAAGAGGTGCTGGCGCAAAGTTTCAATGCTGTTGTTCATCGATCTTTCTCCTGAGAAGCGCGGTAATTTTAATGACATTGCGCAGTTCAACTGGTAGCGCGTTGTATGCTGCAGCGCCTTTCCGGCTCACTTCGACCATATATTCTTTAGACTTGCTCAGGCCGAACTTCTGAGCCATCAAGCGGACTCCGTTGATCGAGGTGCCAACCTCCCGGGCTAAATCTACAGTGTCTCGAATCGCATAATCGCGTTTTAGAATGGCGATCTCTTCCTCGCTCCACAGTCTGCGCTTCGGGTAAACAGAGAATTTCATGTTCGGAAATTCTTCGATCAGCGAACTCTGTGCGTAGTACGTATTCGATACCTTGCCGCGTATTTCGCGCTTCTCGATGCGCACCATACCGTTATGGATGTACGTTTGAATTCGCGTCGAGACAAACGAACGTGCTATGGCTAGTTGGCGACTTATAGAGAGGGAGTCAATGCCTGGGTTGGCAATGATGAGCCTCAGCATCGCTTGGATCGGAAGGTCGTGGCTGTCATCATTTGCAGTTTGAGCATTGTGTGACGCTGGCGGTGATTCATCATCCATATTCATAACAATATCCTCATTAATTAAAGCAATTTACTGGAAAGGATCGGTCAAGGAATCCTCGATCTCCATAACGATGAAAATCATAGCCGGTCCATGCGACTTTTTATGGCTAGATGCTCACATGTTTGCTTCCTATGTTCTGTCGAGCGCATATCGTGCCGCGCAAAAAAACGGGACGTGATGGAAATTGTTCGGCGGAATCAGTGCTTTGATCAGGAGAATCAATTTGCGCCATGGGACATGCATCGGCGGGTGGGCTCAGCGGGCCGCGAGTTTAGAGCGCTATACGAGTGAGCATAAAACTATGTGCATTCGTATAGTTTTCCTGAGCATCCTCAGGGCGTTGCCGTTGCGCGCGCCGAAGCAATCCGGCCACCGTCGGCAAGATTATGCGTTGATCGATGCGGGTGGCCATCATCCGTTACCGGCCGGTGCTCCGCTCCACCGGTCCGCGCTTGTAACTTGCCACGGGCACCCAAGTTTACAAATTCCCGCTTGACGACGCCTAACCGGCTGGCTATTCTGAAATCGTCGCTGAGACAACAGCGGCCGGGTTTGGCGACCTGTTTTCCATAGGCGGACAACCGCCGAGTGCGGTTTTTTTACGTCCGTAGGCCTTAGCACGCCTGTACAATTTTACGGGTGGGCGATGGCAGGGAGACCTTCGGGTCTGCCGGTTTCCTATGGGCCGGTTCGCCAACCTTGTCATTCGCCCGCCCACCCCATTTGGCGATGGGGCGCGGGTCTCCCACCCATAGGAGGCCGAAATGCCTGGTATCGACACGCCCACCTGCAGCCACCCCACAGCATCACATTCAAACGAGAAGCGGCGGGATGCACTCCCTGTCGACTTCGATCGCATCGATCCGAAACTCTCTGAGTTCGTCGGTGCCGAAAGCGCTGTAGATCGCCTTAATCTTCACTTCATGGCCTTCAACGGCATCAACGCGATCACTCGACTGCTGCGCGCAAATATCGTTGCGCGCGAGTGTGCCGAGCCGTCGATGGATAACTCCGTTACCGATGACTTGCTCGCCGCGGCTATTGCGTTGTCTCGTCTCGCCGCAGATGAAATCGAGCGCTTGGCCGATCGGGCAGACGACCGTGCTTCGGAGGTGCGCCGTGGATAAGCAATCATTCGATCTCAAGAAGCCGCACCCGTTTGTGGCCGACTACTGGACGTCAGAGGACGATCCGGAGCATTCGACTGTCCGCACGTATGCGGTCAGTTCCGTCTCGCGTGCTGCGGAGGCTATCCGTTCGCTTTCGCGCATCGTCCACAACAGCCTGAGCGAGCCGGCCATGTCCGGCGCTCAACCGCTCGACATGGGAACGGTGCGGGCGATCCTCTGCGGAATCGAGGTGATGGGCGAGTTCATCTTCGACTGTACTGAGGAAATGCGGGATACGGCGTCGATGTTACATCAGGCACGCAAGGAGGCCTCCCATGTCTGACCATCTCCATACGCCGGCGAAGTTGCTCGATTTCCTGAACGCACGTATCGACCTGAAAACGCTGTCCGACGACGAACTGAGTGATCTGGCCGGCGCGACCGAGGCCGCGGTCGACGAGGCGCAATCTCTCAGCCACCTCATCGACTCGATCGGCTGTCTAGTGTCCGGGGATCTTGAAAAGGAAGGCACCGGAATGACGCGTGTGGGCTCGCTCCAGGAACACGACGTGCCTGGGCTGATGTGGTATCTCGCGCGTCAGGTCGCGATGATCGGGAAAATCACCTTCATTGCGTCTGAGGCCGCCTACACGCTCAACCAGCGCTATGCATCGGGCTCAATCGCCCGCGAAGGAGTTACGCGTGGCTAAGCGAGAACTCACGCCCGAATACCGGGCGGGCGCAGTTGCGTTCGCCGCGCTGGTGAATGGACTGCCCGACCGATCGGATGGTCTGTATTTCTCCCGGATCGCGAAGCGGATGCACGACGCACGAGCGAATCAGTCAGCCGATTGGCTGCTCGGCTTCGATGAAGCACTCGGCGTACTCATCGATGAATCCGTTACGGGCGTCGTATTCGGGAAGGAATGGAGCCCGATGCTCGACCTCGAAGATCCCGACTGGTGGCGCGAGGAAGAACCGGAAGGAGAGAACCGTGACTAAGCGCGAACTCATGCCGGACTACCGGGCCGGCGTTACGGCGTTCATGCAGTTGGCCGAGACGATTCTCCACGAGCAGAGCCTCACGCATGAGCAGGTGTCAGAACTCATGCAAGGCGATATGGAACGCCTCGACCAGGCTGGCAAGCAGGGGCTTTGGGACGCTTTGGCGCTCTACATCCGCACTGTGATCGTCGGCGATGGAACGCCCATCCTGGGATCTTGGGACGCAGAGGAATTGATGGTAAGTCTCGCTGAGAAATTCCCCGGTGTGTACCGCTTAGGGGGCAACGTAAATCAGCAGGGCGACTTCGGTCTCGTACGGGATTGACAGAGATCGGTTTGTCTGAACCGCAAGCTTTTCGTTGGAGGAATTCGAGGCCATGACGGCAATGATCGAGGCGCAGACTTTCCATTGGGCGGCTATTCCGCACCCTCGGGGCAGAATAGCCGCCATATCGAGGAATTACTTCGATAGCGAGTTGTAGTTGATCGCGATGATCTTCGCAATCTCTACGGCCATGTCGTGCGAGAGCGAATTGAATTCTTTGAGGGCAATTGCCCGAGCTTGATCGATTTGGTGCGTTGCAATAGCCGCTGCAAGGTCGGAGCGGTTGCGCTCTCCTTCATTCATGCGTCGGTGGTCACTCATTTTGAACCCCTGTGTATGTGTGGGCGGTAACGCTACCACGCCATGCCACTAACGGTTATTTTGTTATTGAGAAAAATATGAACGATATCAAAAAGAACCCGCAAGCTGAGCAGAAGGCGCAACAGGTGAAGCAATCCCGCCCGGCGCCGCGCCTGCTCATACTTTGCCGGCTACTGGCGCGTCCGACGCTGCTACCGCTGACGCCGCGTCGTTGGCAAAGGTCATAGACTCGATCGGTTGCTTGGTCGATGCCGACCTTGAGAAGAGCCGGCAAGAAGGGGCCATGGCCGGTTCGCTCCAGGGCAGCGAGATCCCTTGTGCTGCTCTGGCACTTGGCGCACCAGGTGGACACTATCGGCCGCGTTGCTCACGTTGCGTCGGAGGCGGCTTACCAGCTTGGGAAGCGGCAAGCCGACAAGGGGCGTCGGGAGCTTTGACTACGCCTAAGAGGAGAGCCTGAAACGTTGGCGTACTGCTTGAGCTGATGGCTGACATGGCGTCGGAGGTGCGCCGGCTAGCGTAGCTCACCGAGGCGTATGTGAACCTATTGCAGGCTCCTGAGTAGCCGAACTATGCTTCGTGACGATATTGCATCTGACGTGAGCTTCGCAGTGACGGGCGCTTTTTTGATGCAATAGGACGATTTATTTTAAGTTGATGAATTTCACGAGTGTTTCTAAATGCAGGAGGCGTTGTGGGAGCTGATAAGGTTTCTGAGGCGATTGGAAATTTGCTTGCATCTTTTGAGATGTTCAATGAGCAAGTGGTAGCAGAATCTCTTTCTGATTATTCGCAAGGTATCGTTGATGCTGAGCTGAAATCAGAGATGGAGAGGATTTCTATGCGCTGCCCAAGCTATGAATCCGCGCTTGAGTTCGCCGCTCGCCTTTCGTTGCTTCAGAGGGCATTTTATAAAGCGGCACCAAAGGCGATAGAAGATGTTATTCATGTGGCGGCTTCTCAGTTTCTAGATAAGACGAAATTGTCGCCGGCAGAAAGTCCTGGAAGGTTTGATGATGATCAAGCTTTCCAGGTGTTTGGTCCTGTAATGATGAAAATGATCCAGCAGCGTGTCAGTGTACACTTCCAAGATTTAAACGTTCTCTTGGCAAGCTCTGTGAAATCGGAGGCAAAGCAGTCTGCGGTAAGGCATGGTTCCAATGGCGGTCAAAAGCGCGCGGAGAAGTTCGAGCCACTGAAATTGAGAGCGCTGGAGTTAGCAAGGGCAGGGAGATTTTCGAGTGCGAATCATGCTGCAACTCAAATCGCACCGAAGGTTTTGGAGATGCCAGAGGCAAAGGCTATTGCATTTTCAAGCGAGCGAGCCGTGCAAACTATCGCAACTTGGCTCCGAAAAGAAGGGGTACAGTTTTCCAAGCAACGCGCCAGTAGCTTAGACGATGAAAGCGTGTAGGCCCTATGCGCATACGTCTACGGCCTTCGCGTAGACGTTTGGGTACTTCGCGTTCTATCAATTAGAGATCGATGTCAGCATCATCTCGTCACCAACCTACCAAACGGTGACGAAGATGTTGAATTCAGTAGCAGCGAAGTCCACGAAAGAGCCGGCTGGCCCGATCCTCCCGGTGCTGCCGGCGATGGGCCTGTCCAAATGGGCTCAGATTGCCCCCTTCATCCCCTGCTGCCGCGAAACCTGGCGCAAGCTGGTCCTCGCCGGCAAGGCACCCCAGGCGATCCGCCTGTCCGACAACTGCACGGTCTACAAGAACGAGGAAGTTCATAGGTACCTTGCGGATCCGGTCGGCTATCGGCAGGAAGCGGCGTGAAGCTGAATGTCTTAGTAACGGGCCGTTATGCAGTTTTTCCAACTCCATCGCATTTTGGTATGTTGCAGCCACAGGTGGAGAGGCCGCTGAAGGCGGTTGGTCTCCGCAGGAACATTCGTATCTTGTCGACATGGTTATCAACAAGGGCAACGGCAACGCTAGATCATCAAGGTAACGAACGTGATCAAGGAGGTGCAGGAGGTGCAAGTGTCAACCGAGGCGTTAAAAGGTCTGTGGACTCGTTCTGTTCGACTATTTCCCCGATTTCACCGATTTTCACCGGGTAATTGGGCAGTGCTGGGCATGTATGAATTAGCCCATTGAGGGGCTGGCGTTTGTTCCGCGCCAGAAATAACTGGAATTTGGCAGTAGTCTATGTGCGTCGGTTTGGTCACCGATGCGCTTGAGGGATACCCCGCGTTTGTGGGGAGTGAGGTAAGCCGAACCCTCCGGTAAACCGAACCGACTGACCATCGGCACTCCCCAGAGACGCGGGGCCTTTTGTTGAACGGTTAGTAGTCCATAGCAAGTATTGGTCAAGGATGGGAAGTATGAATGCTATCGATGTCGCTGTTGCCTCGCCTCCCTGTCAGCAGTTTTCCCGAGTTCGCGAATGGCGAGAGTTTCGCGTGCCGAACCTGATCGCCTGGTCTATCCGACAGGCTGACGTAGCCGAGGTTACCGGGCAGGCCCGGGAGGATTACGAGCGCGAGCTGCGTATCTCAGCGCTTGGCCAACTGCTCGAGTCGACCGCGGCGACGCCTTTGTGGCGCCGCGTCTGCAAGCATGCGATGTACGCCGAGATCAAGGCTCGCAGCCTTGATCAGCGCCTCGTCATGGAACTGGCGCTGCGGGAGGCATGCCGTGGCTGAACGTGCCGCCTTTACCCGAAGCGATCTCCTGACGTTCTTCTATCCGGAGACTGCAAAGTGATTGAGCTCGACCTGCATCCGCTCTGCGCGTTGTTCCCGCGGCTGGAAGGCGTCGAATTCGACGCGCTGAAAGCTGATATCGCAGCGAACGGGCAGCGCGCGCCGATCGTCATCCACGACGGCCAGATTCTTGATGGCGGCAACCGTTATCGGGCATGCGTCGAGCTCGGCATCGAGCCCGTCACGACCCCCTTCGATGGCGCCGATCTGCTCGCCTATGTGCTCTCGCTGAACCTGCATCGACGCCACCTGTCGCCGGGCCAGCAGGCGGCCATCGTCGCCGCTGCGACGGACTGGCTTGAAGCGTATTCGCACGGAGGTGATCGGAAGTCGGCTCAAAGTGCAACGTTGCACCTTGAGACCGTCGCAGCGCGAGCCGCTCAGTCTGGTGCCAGCGTGCGTACGCAGAAGATGGCCGACAAGGTGGCGAGGACCGACCCGGCGCTCGCAAAGCGCGTGGCGCACGGCGAGGTGAGCCTGCCGGCGGCCGTTCGACAAGTGGAAGGTGCAGCGAATAAAGGCGGCACCCCGAAAAGCGATCATGCCGAGGCTGGCTCTGATGACGAAAATCGTCGCGACCAAAGCACTGAGGAATCCTCACAAGGTGTTGCGAACCCGGAAACGCCTGATAACTCGTCTGAACTCGACACGTTGCGCGAGGCGGTGCAGGAACTGGCGCACGAGCTCGAGCAGGTAACCGGCGAACTGTCGGCCTATCGCGCGGCCGAAAGCGGCGAGGGCGAAAAGAAGCTGCTCGAGCAGCAGAAGGAGATCGCGCGCCTGAAGACCGAGGTACGGCGCCTGACCGATCGCCGGGATGCGCTCATGAACGAGAATGCCCAGCTCAAGCGCGAGGTGAAGTCGCTGAGCCGCAAGATTGAGAGACCGGCGCGTGGCTAATCCGATTCTGCTCCGGCCATACCAGTTGGATTCCGTGGAGGCGCTGCGCGAAGGCATGCGTGCCGGCCATCGTGCGCAGGTGCTGATGGCTCCGACGGGTGCGGGCAAGACCGAGATAGGCGCGTACCTCTGCGATGAGGTCAACAAGAAAGGGCGGCGCGCGGCCTTCGTGGTGGATCGCGTCAACCTTGTTGACCAGACGAGCCAGCGATTCGACCATTACGGCATTCCCCACGGCGTCATCCAGGCGGATCATTGGCGCCGCCGCGGTTACGAGCGAATCCAGATTTGCTCGGCGCAGACGAGCGAGAAGCGCGGCTTCTTTCCCGACTTGGATCTGCTGATCGTCGATGAGTGCCATGCAACCAGGCAGGCAACAACTCAGCTCATCCAGAACCGCGCCGGTCTTCGGGTGGTCGGGCTGAGCGCGACTCCCTTCACCAAGGGCCTGGGCGCGGTCTATTCGAACCTGGTCAACGTCACCACCACCAATGAGTTGATCGCGGGTGGCTGGCTTGTGCCGCTCCAGGTATATGCCGCGCGCGCCGTCGACATGACCGGCGCGAAGGTAGTCGCCGGCGAATGGTCCGAGCGCGAGATCGAGAAGCGCGGCATGGAGATCGTCGGCGATATCGTTGCGGAATGGATCGACAAGACCCGCCTGCACTTTGGTGGCCCCGTCAAAACCATCGTGTTCAGCGCTACTGTTGAGCATGGCAACGAGCTTTGCCGCCAGTTCAACGAGGCCGGATACAACTTCCAGCAGATCAGCTACAAGGATGCCGACGGCGATCGTCGGCGCGAATTGATCGAGGAATTCCGAAAGCCCGATTCGGAGATCGTCGGCCTGGTGTCCTGTGAGGTTTTCACCAAGGGCTTTGATGTGCCCGACATCCGCTGCGGGATCGGTGCGAGGCCATATCGGAAAAGCCTGTCAAGTCACATTCAGCAACTGGGCCGCGTCATGCGGCTGGCGCCCGACAAGGCTTTCGGATTGTGGCTGGATCACTGCGGCAACGTTCTCCGATTCGGCGAGGACACCGCGCGCATCTTCGCTCACGGGCTTGACTCGCTGAACGACGGATCACTCGACGCGAAGTCACGCCCCGAGCCGAGCGACGAGGAGAAGAAGCAACTGCGTTGCGTATGCGGCTTTGTGCTACCGCCCAACTGCACCGCGTGCCCGGCCTGCGGCAAGGAGCGCGAGAAGCGGTCGCTGGTCGAGAACGTTGCTGGCGTGATGGAGGCAGTGAACAACGTGCCCGGCGCCGATGCGCCGAAGATCCCCGAGTTTCTTCGCGACAAATCAAGTGTATGGCGCCAGCTGTGCTGCCTCGCGATCGAACGAAAGCCGGCCGATCCGCAGGCTGCCGAGAAATTTGCGCTCGCGCAGTTCAAGAACCTCTACGGACACTGGCCGCACACGAAATTCTCGACCGACAGCATTGAGCCACCTACGCGCGCACTCAAGGGGAAAGTTCAGTCGCTTCTGATTCGCCGCGCACACCAGCTCGGAAAGGCGGCGCATGGAGTTCGCTGACTTCGCCGAATCGCACGGGCTGATCATCCGCTCTCTCGTCGCTGACGGCCGGCCGCACCGTGTGCCTACCGTGGATCATCCCCGCAAGCGTAATGGTGCATATCTGTACGACGGACACACCGGATGGGTCCAGAACTGGGCTGTCCACGAGGCGGCCATCGCCTTTCGGCGGGGCCGTGACGGAATACGTTCCGTTGAGGTGCCGCGGCGTGACATCGCCGCCGAGCGGCTGCGCGACGCCGCACGTCGGGCAGCCGCTGCCCGGGAGGCCGGCGAGATCCTTGCGCGCTGTGAGACGGACCGACACCCATACTTGGCCGCAAAGGGATTCCCCGGCGAGCGCGGAATGATCGATCGTGATGGCCGGCTCGTCGTGCCGATGCGCGACGCCGACGACTACGCGCGGGTGAACAGCATCCAGTGGATCAACGGCGCAGGGGAGAAGAAATTCCTGCCCGGTGGCACGGCCAAGGGCTCCATCTTCGTGATGGGCGCCGACGTTGGTGCACGGGGTGAACACTGGTTCGTCGAGGGCTATGCGACGGGCCTGAGCGTGCGCGATGCGCTTCGCTCGATGTACAGGCCTGCTCGGGTTGTCGTCTGCTTTTCGGCAGGCAACCTGCAGCATGTCACGGGCAGCTATCGAGGCCGACGCTACGTGGTGGCCGACAACGACGTTAGCGGCACCGGCGCGCGCGTTGCCGCGGCTACTGGCCTTCCTTGGGGCATGCCGCCCATCGAGGGCGACGACGCCAACGACATGCATCAACGATCCGGCCTGCGCGCTCTCGCTGCGCTGCTGCGCGACATCATGAGCGGCGTCTCATAGCTTGACCTCGATGTCCGTGATCGTCGCGAACCGGCGGCAGGGTCACGGGCACGAATCCCCGACTGTGAGGAAGGCGCGGAAGCAGGGGAAACGGGCGGCGAAGCTAGCACCCGTAGCGTCGAAAAGGCTGGCGAGTCAATGCGATCCGACGGACAGATCACGTTGTAAAGGCTCAGCTCTAAAGGATGGGCTGAGTCTGCTCACCTCGGGACAGATGACGTAGGGATGTGGTGTTGGGGTGAAGTAGAAGAGATAAGCACTACTTTAGAAAGATGTAATCGACTAAGCCTGAGCCGTCACGGACTTAAACATTATTGCCAATCAAGATCTACGGGATAGATATGAATGACGAGTTTGATCACCTGGATGCGCGGCTGGAAAACTGGGCGAAGGCGCAGCGATACGGGTCTAGCGGGGGATCCTGCATCGGATCGGCCGAAGGACGCTATCGCGCTGGCAAGCTTGAGGGGCGCTCCGTCGAATTGATGCTCATTGACGAAAGGGATGCCGAGGAAGTCGAGCGAGCATGGGCGAGGCTATTGCCGTTTGACAAGGAGGTGCTCCGAATGCATTACATCCTCCGTATGGACCCGCGCGTAATATGTCGTAAGCTACGGATTCCGCATCGGCCGTCCAACACGTTTCAGATGGCACTAGCGCATGGCAAGCGCGAGATTGCAAAGGTGCTTGAGAAGATGGCTGAGACGAGGAGAATTCATTTGGACCGTCAGAGAACATACGATCTTCTAACGAATCGCCACAACGAATAGAGCTTACATGGATGATATTAAGCACCTGTGCCATGCCGTGAGGAACGCTGCCGATCTTCGAAACCTTCCCGGATATGTGGAGCGCGTCAACCCGGCTGAGGTCGGGCTTAAGCAAATAATCCGGCCGTATGAATTTAAGTATGAGATCCGCTGCGCGCTTACAAATTGTGGGCGTCCGCACAAGGATGGCGTTATTGTTCAGTTGGAGGATGGCTCAATATCGAATATCGGGCACATATGTGGCGCGGACGAAAATAAGTTCTCGACCAAGTTCACTATTGAAATGCAGGTGATGTCGAATGCTCGGCGTCGCGAGGAGTTGCTTCCACGCCTTCTCGATAGGGTATCGCTTCAGCAAATCGAAGACCGGGCGAGGGTAGCCTCCGATATGGGGCGTCGTGCAGCAGCATTGGTTCTAGCGTTCCGAGATATGTGTCCAGATGTCTTTAGGGAGCTTCAGCGGCGAGTCGGAGCGGGAGAAAGCTTGGCGGTGAGCGACGTTGTCGAGCGTTCGGAGTCGGAGATCGGAGACTTGATTGCATCCGGACAAGCTAGAAATCGCTCGGAGGCTCGGTACAAGGAGGTAGTGAAGGGACATATCGCCGGGACATCAGTTTTGGCGCTGTCGCAAACGAAGCTGGATGCTCTGGAGCGTCGTGCTCGCTCGCTGCTTGCTGCAGATCCCCAAGCCGCAAAAATCGATGAGCTACAAAAGCTTTATCATGAGGCGACGTATCTACCGGAGGATATCGCTGCTGTTGCGAGTCAAGCTGAAGCGGCCGGTGTGTTTTTTGCGCCGGCCAATTTTGAGCTAATGACTTACCTGCCGGCGTCCAATGAAACGAAGGCACGGCTAAAATCGCTTACTGTTCAGCAGATAGAATCGCGTGCGAAACAGATGAGAACTAGAGGCGTCGATGCCGATAGGCTGGCTGAGCTTGCACCGAAGAGCCCTGGTGTTTCGAAGAAGGAGAGGGCCCGACAAAAACGTTTAGCCGCGGAGATGAAGGCGGCGCGGCAGGTGTATCAGAAGAAATGATGGCCGTCGGAGACGTTTTGTTGACCTAGTTGTAAACCGCAAAGAATGGGTGTATTCTAATTGCCAGATTACCGACACCGCCTGAGTGCGAGACCTCTCCCTAGGGGAGAGGTACGTCAGATGAAAGCCCGCCCAGTTCGCTGCGCGGGCTTTTTCATTCCGTCGCGAGGTAACAACCCTGCGACGCAGTTATCACCGGAAATGCGTCTTTACAACCAGTCTCCACCGGATCGGTTGATTTGCCGGGTGCGGATGATGGCCTTGTGGTGGAAGAGGATGCCCAACAGTCGATACAGCGCTTCCACCGCATACTTCGCAACGGTAGATCCCGGAAAACGGGGTTGCAGCGCCAGGGTTGTGGATCTGATCAAACTCGTTTCCTTGCTGCTGCACGAGCTGGTTACCATACTTGTAATACGGCATTGCAGGTCTCCTTACGGTTAAAGTCGGCTCTCACCCGACGCATAATTTTACGATGTCAAGCAATACTTAAAGTGTGAACAAGTATGGCGGAGAACTGGGGAATTATGAATTGCAGGCGGAATGTTTGGGTGTCCGTCCTGCATCGCCCGATTTGCTGTTAGACGTGTCTAATTGGCTCTACCCCATCAAACAGGCGATGGGTTTGCCGAATGGGTAGCGGCCAACTTTCCGCCCGACGGCGGGGCACTGCAGAACCTCGACCACGAGCGCCAGAGCTACGCCGACATCGGTTCTCTTTGGGCCGCCATCTAGAAGTCGCGCCAAATGCGCCAGGTGAACGGCTAATAGGAGGATGTCGTGATCCGCACCCGGCTTTGGGTCGCGCGGGGCTTTTCTATTCTGATGATGCGATGCTCACGCTATCGGTGAAATCGGACGTGCGCGCGTTGTCGAAGAAGCTTGATGCGCTCGCCCGAAAGCAACTGCCGTTTGCCACCGCTCAGGCGCTCAACGCGACAGCCGAGCAGGTGCGCGACGCGCAGCGCGAGAACATGCGGAAAGTGCTCGATAAGCCCACGCCGTTCACGCTCAATTCGGTTGCGATCAAGCGCGCGTCGAAGTCGAACCCGGTTGCGCTGGTGTACGTGAAGCCGATCGCGGTGTCGTACCTTCTGCCGTATGAGATCGGCGGCAAGAACAAGCTGAACAGCCGAGCGCTGATCAAGCCGGTGGGCCAGAAGGTCAACCAATACGGCAACCTGCCACGCACGACGCTGGCGCGGTTGAAGGGCAAGCCGAACGTGTTCATCGGCAAGGTGCAGACGATGGATGGCATCGTCGATGGCGTTTGGCAGCGCGGCAAGAAGGTGCGCGGTAAGTCGGCTGGCCTCAAGCTGTTGATGAAGTTCGAGAACGCGCACGACGTGCGCCAGCACCTCGACTATCGCGGCGTCGGCAAGCGCGTCGTCGCCGCAGTGTTCCCGCGTGAACTCAGCGCCGCAGTGGCGAGGGCGCTATCAACTGCAAGGTGATCTGATGAAATGCATAGCGGCCCCATATATTGGCTCGACGCTCGATCTTGACGATGTTGCGTCGGCCAATTCCCTCGCGCTGGAAGAACTAGTTGCAGGTCAGCGTCTTATTCAGGCTCGCAATGATCTGATTCCAGTGCAGCGACCTGAAAAACGGGTGCCAGGCTTGCGGAGCAATGAATTTGAAGCTGCTGCCAGCTTTCCAGACGGGAACAACGACCCCGGCGAGCCCAGCACTGGCAGCGCAGATTTGTAGTGCATCGATGAACTCTCGTTGCGTACCACCTGGTTTATTGCCAAACGCGGACTCGAGCGGGACGATGATCATGTCCTGCCCTTGCTCGCGAAGGTGAGCGATTTTCCAAGATGCCATACGACCCCCACTAGCGTTATTGGTTGGATGCCGCGCCCGGCTTTGGCGAGATCGAAGCGCGACGCCCAAAGTGTGGCATGCACAAAAGTGCTTTCGAATGCGAGGTTTACCCATGTAGCTGAACGACTGTCGCTGAAGGCTCTACCGCGCGCAGCAATGCCGTGTCGGATCGAGCCACTTGGCGCAGATCACCGTTGGTGGCAATCGGCTCTGGTGACCGAGTGGGGCCTATGCATCGCGGCCGCGTCCCGGCCCAACTTCGCCTAACGAGCCATTCTGGTGCGTTTCGGCCTGTCGAACGGGTCCCCTCTGGAGGGGGAGGGTCAAGGGCAATTGCGCACCGCGATATTTCACCAGCCACAGGTTATGAAAAGTGTCCGCACCCCACGTTACGCAGCGCGAGTTCGCGAAGCTCGCTGGCTGCGATGAGAAGCAGGTACGACGTGCCGTCGCATCCGGAAAACTCAAGCCGGACGCGGATGGCAGGCTAGATCCTGCTCTCGTTTCGTCTGGATGGCGAAGGCCGATCAGATCGAGCAAGACGGTTGCGGACAGTGCGGACACTCTGAAAGTGTCCGCAAAAACTGTCCGCGCGGAAAGTGTCCGCGCTCCGGTTGTCGACGAGAACGACTCTCCGACCGAGGCCGCCGCCAAACTAGTGATGGCGATGGGCGCCACGAACGACCTGGCCGAAGCTATTCGGATCAAGGAAAACTTCAACGCGCTGCTCAAGCAGCTCGAATACGAACAGAAGTCAGGATCGCTCGTCGATCTGTCCGTTGCGCGGACGGTGCTCTTCGATTGCGCGCGCGCAGCGCGGGACTCCTGGATGAACTGGCCGATGCGTGTCGGCCCGAAAATTGCCGCCGATCTTGGGCTGGAGGCTGACCGAGTAACCGAGGTTTTGATTGAGCATGTCCACAGACAAATCGCTGACCTCGGCGAACCGGATGCTCATTTCGACGGATCGCAAAGCTGAAGGACTTGCGCGCGACTATCGCCGCGGCTGGACGCCGCCGCCGCGCATTAGCATTCCCGAATGGGCGGATCGCTACCGCAAGCTCGCGAAGGAGGCCGGTAGTACATCGGGGAACTGGCGTACCTCGACGGTGGAAGCTGCGCGCGGCCCGATGTTGGCCGTCACGGAGCCGGGTATCCATGTGATCACTGTAATGGTGAGCACGCAGATGCTGAAGACGGCGTTGCTCGAGAACATTTTCGGATACTTCGCCCATCTAGACGCGTGTCCGATCCTGCTGATCCAGCCCAAGGACGAGGCGGCAGAGCAGTTCTCAAAGGAACGGATTGCCCCGTTGATCCGCAGCACACCGGTGTTGCGCGAGATCATGGGCGCGAGCAAATCGCGAAACAGCGATGACACGCTTGGCTACAAGGCGTTCCCGGGCGGCTTTCTCGCGCTGGTGAGCGCGGGTAGCCCGGATAACCTGGCGCGCCGGCCGATCCGCGTCATTCTGGCGGATGAGATCGACAAATACCCCCCGTTGAAAGAGGGTGATTCGATCTTCATTGCGGAAGAGCGAACCGCGTCCTTCGGGGTGAACTGGCTGTCGGTGCGCGCCTGCTCGCCGACGTATTCCGGCGAGAGCCGGATTGAGAAGAGTTACAACGATTCCGATCAGCGCCGTGCCTCGGTGGCCTGCCCGCACTGCGGGCACCGACAGTTTCTCGATTTCTTCAAACATGTCCATTGGGACAAGGAGAAGGACGCGCAGGGCAATACGCTGTCGCACAGAACGAAGACGGCACGAATCGTCTGTGAAGGTTGCGGAGCGGCATGGTCAGAGGGTGAGCGTCTTCGGGCGCTCGATACGGTTCGCTGGCACCAAACCCGGCCGTTCGAGTGTTGCGGTCGTCGCCATGCTCCGCTGACAGATTACGACATCGCCTGGCAGGACCGGGATGAGGGGGCGATCGAAAGGGTTTGGCGCTGGTCTGAGAGCGATCGGCATGCGGTCTATTACGCTCACTGTCCCACGTGTGGAGCGCGTGGCGTCGAGGGTGAACACGCCGGATTTCAGGCTTCGAAGCTGTATAGCCCTTGGAGCAAGGACAAGCCATCCGACATCGCGGGAAAGTGGGTCGCCGCGCAGGGTGACGAAGAGCAGTTGCAGGCGTGGTGGAACACGCAAATGGGACTCCCGTACCGTCGACACGTCGGGAAGGGGACGACGCCTGACGCATTGCTGGCGCGTTGCGAGGTGTGGCCGTCTGAGGTGCCAAATGGCGTCGCGGCGATTACGGTCGGCGTCGACATTCAGCCAGATCGCGGCGAGTTGGAGACGGTCGGTTGGGGGCGTAACGAAGAGTCATGGTCGATAGACCATCACGTGATCGAAGGCGATCCTGAAACCCCGGAGTTCTGGGAGCAGGTGGACGCATACCTGAAACGTACCTGGTATCGGTCCGATTGCATGCCTTTCGAGGTGATGGCCGCTTGTATCGACTCCGGTGGTCACAATACACAAAAGGTGTACGAGTTCGCGAAGGCGCGCCTCGGCCGGAGAATCTGGGCGATCAAGGGTGCGTCGGAGCGATCTGGCGCGCGATCGCCGGTATGGCCCACGAAGCGCCCGAGCAGCCGGAACAAGCAGAGCTTCAGACCCGTGATCATCGGCACGAACGCCGCCAAGGACGTCATTTACGCGCGGCTTCGCTACGAAGAGCCAGGGCCCGGATATATGCATTTCCCGGCTGATCGAGACATCGGATACTTCGCGCAGCTGACTGCCGAGGTGTCTACCCTGAAAACATCCGGCGGCCATCGCTACCGGGTGTGGGAACTGCCGAATGGCAAGCGCAATGAGGCACTCGATTGTCGTGTCTACGCATACGCTGCTTTGTGCGGTCTTTCGCATTTCGGATTGCAGTTGAACCGGCGTGCAGACGAGGTCGGCGCAGCATTCACGGCGAAGCCCTACGTCGAGCCGAAGTCTGTTCCTGGAGCGGAAGGCGGTGAGCAGGATCAGGCGGTCGAGCAGTCAGCACTGCCAGTCGTTGCGGTGGCGCGCGGGCCGATGGTGAAGAAGATAGGCGCATCGAGCGGAAGCGGAAAATCACGCGCAAGCCGCCTCGCATAACGGAGTGGTGATGGGTGCATACGATGGGCGTAGCAGGGCCGACCTGCAGGCGCAGCTGACCGCGCTGCTGAAGGCCTACGATCAGTTGGCCGCCGGCCAATCGGTCGCGAGCGCGAGCTATTCGCAGAGCGACGGCTCGCGCTCGGTCACCTTCCGTCAAACGGATCTCGGTCTTCTCGACGGGCTGATCTCGAAACTTCAAGAGCAGCTCGGCATCGTGCGCCGAGCACGCAGGCAAATTCGATTCGTGTATCGCTAATGGACAATTCCGTGCAAATTCTCGGCGTGGACGGCAAGCCGTTGCCCCCGCGTCAGGGGCGTGCGTCGATGCTGTCCGGTGCGAGCCAAACCCCCTACGACGCTGCGAACCTATACGGTGCGCACGTCGAGGACTGGAATCCGTACCTGTGGTCTCCCGATGGGGAGATCAACATGTACCACGACCGGATCACTGCCCGCGCGCGTGATTTGGTCCGAAACGACGGATGGGCGACGGCCGCAGTCATGCGGACGCTCGACAACGTCATCGGCCCGGATTTCCGGCCGATCTCGAAGCCGGACCACGTCGCATTGCGCGCGCTGACCGGCAACAAGGCGTTCGATCACGTCTGGGCCGATGAATTCGGGCAGCAGGTCGAGGCGAATTATCGCGCATGGGCGCACGACCCCGGCTTCTACTGCGACGCCGAGCGGATGCTGCCAATGCCGGGCCTGTTCCAGGTCGCATTCCGACACAAGATCGTCGACGGCGATGGTCTGGGCCAACTTCACTACCTGCCGCAGCGGGTGAGTGTCGGCCGCGCGCGCTATGCGACTGCGCTTCAGGTGCTCGATCCCGATCGCCTATCGAACCCGCAACTTCAATTCGACCAACAGGCGCTGCGCGGTGGCGTCGAGGTTGACGAACTCGGTGCGCCGACCTGGTATCACATTCGCGAGGCGCACCAGGGCGATTGGTTCAGCGCTGCGAAATCGGTGCGCTGGAAGCGTATCCCCCGCGAGACAGACTGGGGGCGGCAGATCGTCATCCACTCGTATGAACACGATCGGGCCTCGCAGCACCGCGGTATTGGCTTCCTGACGCCGGTACTCCAGCGCTTCAAGATGCTCATCAAGTACGACGAGACGGAACTCGACGCCGCGATCATCAATGCGTTTTTCGCGGCGTACATCCAGAGCCCGTTCGACGGCGACCTGGTCGAGGAAGCGCTCCAGAGCCCGGATCGCCTGAACAAGTATCAGGAGGAACGCGCAGCGTTTCACGCCGAGCGCAAGACTCGGCTCGGCAACGTCGGCATGACGCACCTGTTCCCGGGCGAGACGATCGGCTCGGTGATGGCGAACCGCCCGAGTGCGAATTACGCGGCGTTTAATAGCGCGTTCCTTCGCAGCTTCTCGGCTTCGACCGGCCTGGCCGCGCAGCAGATCAGCCAGAACTGGGCAGAGGTGAACTACAGCGCGTACCGCTCGGCGATGTTGGAGGCGTGGAAGACGTTTCATCGGAGGCGCCTGGGATTCGCCGCGACGTACACGCAGCCTATCTACACAGGCTGGCTTGAGGAATCGATGGAAGTCGACGATTACCCGATGCCGCTCGGCGACGTGCCAGACTTCATCGAAGCGCGCGCTGCGTATTCGCGTGCGAAGTGGCTCGGTCCAGGCCGCGGTCTGGTAGACATCGTGAAGGAGCGGCAGGGCGCATCGATGGGTGTCGCGGGCGGCTTTTCGTCGCTCGAGGACGAATGTGCCGAGACGGGCGGTACCGATTGGCGCGAAGTCGCGCAGCGGCGTGCGGTCGAAGAGGCCTATTACCGCAATCTCGGCCTGCAGCCGCCGGCGACACTGGTAGGCGACAGCGTCAAGGATGCGAGCGCTATTCCGGAGGAAGTCTGATGAAGTTTGCGCACATGGCGCAGCGGCTGTTCAACGTGCCGCTCGCGATTCGTCGCGAGAAGGCCGAGGTGATCATGGCCGCGCTGATGGATCGGCTTGGCGTGTCGCAGATCGCGCGGCTCGAAGGCGGCCGCCTGAAGCCGATGGCGATGGAGGACTGGGACGAAGGCTACGACAGCTTCTCGCGTGAGGGTCGCGTTCCGGATCCCGGCTACGACATGATTCCCGACACCGGCGTGGCGCTGATCGCGGTACATGGCACGCTCGTGCAGAAGCTAGGCACGTTGCGGCCGTGGTCAGGGATGACGGGCTACGACGGTTTGCGCGAGGCGATCCTGCGTGCGCATTCCGATCCGAAGGTCAAGGCGATCGTGCTCGACGTGGATTCGCCCGGTGGCGAGGTGGCCGGATGTTTCGACCTGGTCGACACGATCTACGCGCAGCGCGGCAACAAGCCGATGTGGTCGATCCTGACCGAGTCGGCGTATTCGGCCGGATATGCGATTGCCAGTGCGGCCGATCGCGTGATCGTGCCTCGGACCGGCGGCGTCGGGTCGGTAGGCGTGATCGTGATGCACGTCGACTGGTCGAAGGCGTTGACGAATGCCGGGATGGCCGTGACGTTCATCACCTACGGCGAGCGCAAGGCGGATTTCCATCCGGAGATCCCGCTCTCGAAAGAGGCCTACCAGGCAGCGCAGGCCGATATCAACACGATGGGCGAGCTGTTCGTCGCGACTGTCGCGCGTAATCGCGGCTTGTCGGCGGACGTCGTCCGCAAGACGGAGGCCGCCTGCTACATGGGCGATGCCGGCGTGAGCATCGGATTGGCCGATGCCGTGATGGCGCCCGATGAGGCGCTTCTCGCCCTGCTCGCAGAGCTTGGCTGACAACCATTGAAAGGAAAGATATGAAATCGAAAATCTTGGCTCCGTTCGCCAGCTTTCTGAGCAATCCTCCGCGTGCGGCCGGTGCTCGAATCGAAGAAGGCGGCGGTGACGACGAGCGCAAGCAGCGCGACGGTGAGTCCGACGAGGACTACGCGAAGCGCATGGAAGAGCTCGACGAGAAGGAACGTGCCGAGCAGGAAGAGAAGGAAAAGGAAGCTGCCGCGCGCCGCGCCGAAGAAGAACGCGAACGCGAAGAAGCAGAGCGGCGTGCTGCGGCCGAAGGCGACGACGATTCCGAAGACGATGACGGCGATGATGCAACGGCCAGCGCAGCGCGCCAGCGTGAGCGCGTACGGTGCGCCCGCATCATGGCGCACGGCATCAAACTCGGCCGCGCGCGCCAAGCGGGCGTGTTCGCATTCGACACGAAGATGTCTTCCCGCGCGGCGATCGCCGCACTCAACGCCGGCGCCGAAGACGCACCGGCGCAGCCCCGTCGTGCATCCGGCCTGTCGAGCCGCATGGCGTCGACCACCATCCCGACGGCGGGTGCAGGTGGCGCAGCGCCGAAAGCCCCGTCCCTGGCCGAGCAGATCGTCCAGGCGGGAAAAATCCGTCGCGGCGAAGCTTGATCGGCCGTTCAATCTGACACGAGTAAGGAGAAGTCATGACGCTTCCCGTCAACACGATCGGCGACAACCCGCAGCAGCCGGGTATCTGGGCCGAAACCTACGTTCCCGATCAGCTGATCGCGGGCGCGCTGCAAATCGTCTCGCAGCCGATCATCCTGGCTGCCGGCACGCTCCCGCGCGGCTCGGTGCTCGGCATGGTGAGCTCGCTGAACGCGATCGCCGAGCCGGGCGCCTCGAACACCGGCAACGGCACGATCGGCGGCGTGAGCGCGAACGGTGCGCTGGCCGGCGACTACGTGCTCACGGCCACCGGAGCAACGACGTTCTCGGTGACCGACCCGGAGGGCAATGCATTGCCGCCGGCGACGGTCGGCACCGCGTATTCGCAATCCGGTATCGGTTTCACGCTGACGGCCGGTGCGACGGCTTTCGTGGCTGGCGACACGTTCACGATCGAGATCGAGGACGCGGTCGGTACCTACAAGCTGTCGGTGAAGACGGCGACGGACGGCAGCCAGATCCCGTCGGCCATTCTGGCCGACTACGCCGATGCCAGCGCCGGGCCCGTGACGGCCGGCGCATACGTCGCGGCCGAAGTCAACGCGCGTGCACTGAATTTCGATCCGTCGTGGGACATCGCCTCGCTGCGTGCTGCGCTGCGGCAATACACGATTTTCGTCAAGTCCTCGGTCTCCGCTGCCGACCCGACTTAAAACCCGGCTCCGCTTCGAGGAACCCCGCTTCGGCGGGGTTTTTTGTTTCCGGCGCGCAATTCGTTTCAAGGAGATTGAGGGATGTCCACGCCCCAAGGATCGTTGGTGTATGACACCAACACGCTGATTCAGGTGGTTCCGAACCTGAAGTTGGCGCAGCAGTTCATGCTCGACAAGTTTTTCCCGAACATCGTCATGGCAGACTCCGAGAAGGTGTCGATCGACGTCGATGTCGGCCTGCGCCGGATGGCGCCGTTCGTCTCTCCGCTGGTCGAAGGCAAGCTCGTCGAGCAGCGCCGCTACCAGACGAACGAGTTCAAGCCGGCCTACATCAAGGACAAGCGCGCGCCCGATCTGCGCAAGCCCGTGCGCCGCATGATCGGCGAGCGTATCGGCGGCGAGCTGAAGGGTGTCCAGCGCGAGATGGCGAATCTCGAGGCGGAAATGACCGACCAGATCGACATCCTGAACCGTCGCCTGGAATGGATGGCCTGCTGTGCGCTGCGCACTGGCGTCGTCCGCGTCGAAGGCGAAGGCTTCGAGACGGTCGATATCGACTTCGGGCGCGATCCCTCGCTGACCGTGGCGTGGACCGGTGGCCGCAAGTGGACTGTCCAGAACGTGCTTGCGGGTACTGCGACGCCCGCCGACGACATCGAGGCCTGGCAGCACCAGATCCTCAAGAAGTCCGGTGCGAAGGTGACGGATATCGTGTTCACGCCGTCGGCGTGGAGCGGTTTCATCGCCGATCCGAAGCTGAAGGGTGCCATCGTGTTCCCGTCGCTGAACGTCAGCGGGAACATCATCAACCCAGGTGCGCAGATCGAGCAGGGCGCCGTCTACAAGGGGCGCTGGGGCCAGTACGACCTCTGGGTCTACAACGACTGGTTCATCGACGAGAACGGCGTCGAACGGCCGATGATCCCCGACGGCGAAATCGTCATGAGTGGCGCGAATCTCCTCGGCACGCGCGCCTTCGGCCAGATCATGGATCCCGCGTTCAACTATGAGGCGCTGCCCTATGCGCCGAAGACGTGGGTGAAAGAGGATCCGGCGCAGCGCTTCCTGATGATGCAATCGTCGCCGCTGGTGATCCCGAGCCGGGTCAACGCATGCTTCGGCGCGCGCGTGACCGATCCGGTGCTCGACTGATGTCGACGCCAACCACACCCGAGGCCGGCGGCAAACCGGCCCGCATGGTGACCGCGGTAGTCGCCCGCGGTCGCACGGTGATGGGAGCCGACGGTAAGGCCGTCGCGGGCGGCGGAGAGGTGTCGCTGCCGCCCGCCGAGGTCGCTGCGCTCCGAAAGTCCGGCTTCCTGACGGATCCCAAGGAACCCGAGGTGCCGCGCAACGATGGCGACACGATCGGGCCGCGCGTTCTCACCAACTCAACGGTCCAGATCAAGCGAGGCTGACATGTTCGACTTCGACCAGCTGAACGTCGCGATCAACGGCGTGTTCGGCGAGTCGGTGTCGTACCAGCCGGCCGCTGGCGGTACGCCGTTCGCAGTCTCCGGCGTGGTGGTCGACTCGTTCCGAACGCCTTTCTACAAGGAAGACGGAACGGTCGGCTACACCACCACCGCGCCAGCGATCGGTGTGCGCCTCGCCGACTTTCCCGCCAAGCCAGTCAAGAACGACACGCTGACCCGCCTGAAGACCGGCGACCGCTTCATGGTGGTCGACGTCCACAGCGACGGCATGGGCTGGTTGAACCTGATCCTCAAGGTGACGCAGTGACGACGAAATCCGATTTGCTCGCGGCGGCCCTGCAGGGGCTGGCCGGGCAGACGGCAGCCGGCGCGCGCGTGTACGGCGCGCGCGACCTCTCGACGTGGGACGACGAGTACCCGGTGCTGTTCGTCTCGATGCCGCTCGACGAGGACGGCGAATCGTTCGGTCGCAACGGCGCGCCGGCGTTTACGGTGTCCTGCAGCCTGATCGTCGAGGCGCGCGCGAGCGCCTTGGCGCGTGCCGACGACGGCGGCGCGCTGGATCTCGTCGGCCAGCTCGAAACGCTGCGCGACCAGGTCAAGCGCGCGGTCATCAACTACGGCCCGCTGATGAGCCAGATCCAGCAGTTCGCGTTCTTCAAGGTCCGGGGAAAACCCGGGCCGGGCGAGGGCGCCGAGCACGTTGGCGGCGTCGAGATCGAGATCGGACTCGAGTTCGTGCAGGACGCGAGCGACTTCCGGCAGTCCGATCCGCCGCCGCTCGAGGGAATCGGTGTCACGGTGACCATGCCAGAGGGTACGGTCGCGCCGACGTTCTCCATCCCGTTTGAACAATCCATTTCGTAGGAGCGCCGCATGCGCGTGAAACCTGCCCCGGGGCTGCAAGTGCGCGACCCCTTCACGAAGAAGCTGCTGGCCGCCGATGGCATCGAGGTGCCCGACGACAGCCCGGTTTGGAACCGGATCCTCAACGACGGCGACGTCGTGCGCGTGGAGCAGCCCGCAGCGGCCGCGCCGGCGCAGGCCCGCGCCGTAACCGGAGACGACAAGGCATGAGCACCATCCCGTTCAAGGTCATCCCGCAGAACTATCGGCTGCCGGGCGCCGTCTTCGAGCTCGACAACTCGCAGGCGAACACTGGTGCGAGCACGCAACGCGCGCTCGTCATCGGCCAGATCACCGCGGCCGGCACCGCGACGCCGAATGTGCCCATCATCTGTGGCAGCATCGGCGACGCGCAGGCGGCCGGCGGCCCGAACTCCATGCTGGCGAACATGGTCGCCAAATACCGCCTGAACGATTCGTTCGGCGAGGTGTGGATGCTGCCGGTCTCCGACGCCGCGGGGGCCACCGCGGCCACCGGCTCGATCACGTTCACGGCATCGCCATCGGTGAACGGCACGCTGTCGCTCTATGTCGGAGACCAGCTCGTGACGGTTCCCGTTTCGGCCGGCGATACGGTCGCGACCCTCGCCACCGAGGTGGCGGCGGCCATCAATGCCGTGGCTGGCATCCCGGTTACCGCTTCGGCCGCCGCTGGTGTCGTTACCGTCACTGCCGTGAACAAGGGTGCGTGCGGCAATGAGATCGCGCTCCAGTTCAACTACCGCGGCACGGTCGCCGGCGAGGTGCTCCCGGCCGGCCTGGCATACACGATCGCGGCGATGACGGGCGGCGCGACGAATCCGTCGCTGACGACGGCCTTGGCGAACCTCGGCATGACATCGTTCGACTTCATCGCGAACCCTTACAACGACGTCACGTCGCTGGACGCGGTGAAGGCGCTGCTGAACGACCAGACTGGCCGCTGGAGCTACCAGGAGCAGCTCTACGGCCATTCGTTCGGCGGTTTCTCGGGAACGTTCGGCGCGTCGACGACGCTCGGCCTGACGCGAAACAATCAGCACGAGACGTTGCTCCCTGCTGACAGCAGCCCGTCGCCGAGCTGGCTCTGGGCGGCTGCGCTGGCTGGCCAGGCGGCTGTGAGCGTGCGAGCCGATCCCGGTGTCCCGCTGCAGTCGCTGCCCCTGAACGGCATTCTGCCGCCGCCAGTGCCGAAGCGTTGGCAACCGTCTCTGCGCAATACGCTGCTGTTCGACGGCATGTCGACATTCACGGTGGCCGACGACGGCACCGTGATGACCGAGAACATCGTCACGACCTACCAGAAGAACGCGCAGGGCGTCGCGGACGACAGCTACCTGGAAGTCGAGACGATGTACCAGCTCATGCTGGAGATCCGGACGATGCAAGCGATGCTCTCGTCGAAGTACGCGCGCAGCAAGCTGGCCGACGACGGTTCGCGTCCGGCTGCCGGCTCGAACCTCGTCACGCCGAGCACGATCAAGGCCGACATCATCGCGCTCTACAACGAGCGCGCCGATGCTGGGTTCGTGCAGGGCACGACCGCGTTCGCCGCCGCGCTCGTGGTGCAGAAGAACACGGTCAACCCGAACACCGTCGACATTCTCTGGCCGGGCACGCCGGTCAACCAGATGCGGACGTTCCGGACGCTGGTGCAGTTCCGACTGCAGTAACGCTGCTCGCAGTGCAGAGATGGCCACCCCGAGGGGCGGCCTTTTCATTTTTAGGAGAGAAATATGTCGGGTAGCCAACTGCTGGCCGGGATCGCGAACGCGAAAATCAACGGTCAGACGTACCAGCTCGAGGGAAAGGCCTCTTACACGCCGACGAAGGTCGAGCGCAGCTCGCTCGTCGGGCAGGATGGTTTCCACGGCTTCAAGGCGATGCCGAAGGTCGGCCGCATCAAGATGTCGCTTCGCGATTCCGGCGGCTTGACCGTCGCCGACTTCAATGCGATGGCGAACGAGACGATCGTGCTCGAGCTCGCGAGCGGCAAGATCGTGACCGGCCGCAACATGGGCCAAGTGGGCGACCTGGATGTCGAAACCGAAGACGGCACGTTCGACGTGACGTTCGAGGGTCCGGAAGTCGTCGAGCAAACCGTTTCGTGAGGCGGACGATGGAAGGCAACGAGAACAAGCCGCGCAAGGTGCAGCCGCCGGTGATCAGCATCGAGCTCGAAGACCCGATCAAGGTCAAGAGCAACGGCGAGGAAGAGGTCATCACCGAGCTGTCGCTCTGCGAGCCTACGCTCGACCAGATCGAGACGTTCCTCAAGGTGGCAACGTCGAAGGGGCCAATCAAGGCCGTCCGCGCGCTGATCAGCGAGCAGTCGAAGGTGCCGGAAATGGGCCTCGGCAAGATCAAGGCGCGCGAATACTACCGGGCACAGGAATACCTGATGTTCTTCCTCTCTCCTCAGGAAGTGGACGACCCCGAGGGAAACGCGGCGGGCTCCCAGTAGATTGGGAGCATCGGGTCAAAGTGGTTGAGCGCTGGTGGCGCTGGCAGCCTAGCGAGACGAAGCGGCTGACGTGGAGCGAAATTCGCAAGTACGAGTGCCACGCTGGACTGATGCTGAAGAAGGAATGAGGCGATGGCCGAAGAGTTTGTAATCCGCATCCGCGCTGACGACGCGGCGACCGCGACGATCAAGAAGATCCAGGATGCGCTCGGCAAGGTGACGGCGCCGGTCGAAAAGGCGCAGAAGCGGTTCGCTAACGTCGGTTCGGTTGGCCTGCGCAGCTTCGAGAAACTGACCAAGGGCCTTGACTCTGCAGCACGCGCGGCCCACTCTCTCGTCGACAAGGTGGTTGAGCTGGTGCCAGGTCTGGCCGCGATCGGCGCGGCCGGGACCGTGGCCGGCATCGTCGGGCTGACGTCGCGATTCGGCGCCTTCGGTTTCTCGCTGAACAAGACGTCGAAGTTGATCGGCTTGAATGCCCAGGACCTCGCTGCCTGGCACGTTGCTGCGAAGCGCGCCGGCGTGTCGGCTGGCGAGTTCGATTCCGCAATCACGTCCTCGCAGGATGCTATCCGGGCGGCAGCAAACGGCGCAAATCCGGCTGCTCTGGTGCTGATGCAGAAGATGGGCGTGCAGATCCAGCGCAACAAGGACGGCTCGGTCGATTACTACAGCACACAGATGCACCTCATGCGTGCCATCGCGGGCCAGCGCAGCGCTGTGACGCAGCGGGCGGCCGCCGATGCTGTCGGCATGGGCGGCCTGCTGCCGATGCTGCAGCAAGGCACCTACGGCGCAGACCGGTCGCGTGCCGCGTTGAAGGGGCTTGTGCCGACCGCCGAGGAATTGACGCGCGCGACCCGCTTCAAGGAAGACATCAATGACCTTGAGGACTCCGTGTCCGGGCTCGGGAACAGCATCGGCTCGCGCCTGGTGCCGATCCTTGACCCTGTCGTCAATGCGTTCGCGGCCTGGCTCGACAAAAACCGATCGGACATCGCGGACAAGCTTGCCGAGGCGGTGCAGAAGTTCGTCACGTGGCTGTCGAAAATCGACTGGAACGACGTGTCGAAGAAGGCGAAAGAAGTCTGGGACAACATCGGCGGTCTGAAAACGGTGCTGATCGCGATCGCCGGCATCAACCTGGTGACTCCGATCGCCGCGGTCGTCAGTCTGATCACGAATCTCGCGACGCTCACCACGGCGACGATTCCGGCTGCCGTCACGGCGCTCGGGACGTTGGGCGCTGCCGGCGTCGCGGCCTGGGCCGCGCTGAAGGTCGCCAAGATCGTCGGGCTGCCAGACGTCAACCAGAATGAGGGCGTGAACGACGTCCGCAACGGAGACTGGTTGATGGCGTCGATGCATCTGGCTGCCGGCGACTTCGCGCGCGCCATGGCTGCTCGGATGCAGGGGAAGTCGAACGAGGAAATTGCGACCTGGCTTGCCGCTGGCGAAAACCCGTCCGACAACGCCAACAAGCGCCTGCCCCTGGGCATCCGCAGCAACAATCCGCTCAACATCCTGCATGACGGAAATGAGCGCACATATGCCTCGCCCGAGGAAGGCATCACGGCCGCTGTTCGGAATCTCCAGCGTAACTACCGAGGCCTCACGCTGACCGGCATTATGGACAAGTGGACCGGCGGAGCGCGGACGGGCAACACGCCTCAGCAGATGGCGAACTACGTGAGCCTGCTATCGAACGCGACCGGCCTTGGAGCGAATGATGTTCCCGACCTCAGCGACTCGTCGGTCGTCGCGAAGCTGATCAAGGGCGGAATCCGCGCCGAGAACGGCATGCAGCCCTATACCGATGCGCAGATAGCCGGCGCGGTGGGTGCTGGAATGGCCGGGGCGCCCGCAGGCGTGCCCGGTGCTGCTGGCAATCCTGCCGCGCAAAACCAGACGGTAAAAATATCCGTCGATATGAAGGGCGTGCCGCAAGGCGCGCGCGCAGAAGCGAAAGCGGATGATGGTAGCTATCTGCCGACCCGGGTGGAGTACCGGCTCGACGGCATCTAAAGGAAGAGGGTTCAGTGGCATCGACGACAACCAACGCGCTTAGCGTGGTCGGCAGTATCGGAGGTCTGGCCTCGGCTGCCGACAGCATCGCGTCGCTGCTGACCGGGGACTGGTTCTCCACGCTGAAGACCGCCAGCTTCGGCGGCGTGCCGTTCGGCGTGTTCGAGATTCGGAATTCGGCAGGCCAGAACAAGGCCGTCCATACCTACCCGTTTCGCGACGATGTCTGGCCCGAAGACCTTGGCAAGAAGCCGCGCGCATTCGAGGTGATCGGGTTCCTGCTCGAAGGTGATTTGAAGACTGGCGCCGGATCGGTCATCGAGCAGCGTGACAATCTGTTTGCGGTCTGCGAAGGCCCTGGCAATGCCACCCTCGTGCATCCAACCTTCGGCACGATCGATAGCGTGGCGTGCCTCGGTGTCGAGGCGATCGAACGCGCGGACCTCGGTCCAGTGTTCGAGATCCGGCTCACGCTGATCAAGGCCGGTCCACGGAAGTTCCCTACGGCCACCGTCTCGACGGCCGACGATAGCGCGGATCAGGCGGCGAACGCTAAATCGAAATCGCTGCTCGACTATGCGGCCGACATCGCGACGGACATCCGCAACGGCGCGGCCGTGGTGCAGAAAGCGGTGTCGACCGTGGTCGGCTGGTACCAGCTTGGCGTGACGGCCGTGAACGATGTCAAGCGTGTCATCGGAGCTGTCTCGACGCTGTCCGGCAACTTCGGCCGGCTGTTCGGTGGTGGCAATTCCGGGTATTCGTCGAGCAACACGAAGGCGCCGACGAGCACGACGCCAGCGGACCTGCTCGCCACGTCGGCCGCTGGCCGCGCGGCTGTCGTGGCGGCCGGCGCGACGTTGCAGGCCGCCGCAGCGAATCCCTCGGATACCTCCACGCTCGGTGCCGCTGTCGATGCGTTCGTGGCGGCCGTGGCCGCCTCGGCGAGCGACCCGGCCGACGCAGTGCGGCTCGTCACCGGCCTGGTGCAGTACACGCCGGACGACGTAGTCGTGCCCGGCCAGATCGGCGCCTCGATGGTGGCGGTGCAGATCGCGACGGCGGCGCTGCTTCGGCGGTACGCGCTGGCGCAGCTTGCCGTGACGCTCACGACATATCAGCCGTCATCGCAACCTGACGCTGCGGCCGTGCTATCGAGCGCGCTGGCGCTGTACGACAGCGAGATCGACGTGGCTGGCGACTCGGGCGACGACGACACGTTCATCGCGCTGCGCGCGCTGCGGCGCGCGGTGTACGCGGACCTGACTGCTCGCGGGGCGAACCTTGCGACGAATGCGTCGTTCTCGTTCAACACGCCGCTGCCGTCGCTCGTGCTGGCCAAGCGTATCTATGACGACGTGACGCGAGAGCCGCAACTGCTCCAGCAAATCGACCCGATCCATCCGGCATTTTGTCCGATCGCGTTTCAGGCCCTCGCGAAATGAACAACGACGTCACGTTGAACGTTGCCAGCTGCACGCCGAACCCACTGGCGCCATATGGTGCCGAGACGTTCTGGAGGTCGAATAGTCGGACAATTACCGGGTGGACCGACGTGATTGTGTCGAGGGGCATTGAGCGGTGCCCGTCTGGCTTCGAAGTCAGCTACACCGAACCGTATCCGGCCGTTGGCGACATCCTTGCGCAGCCCGGCGATTGGGTTCAGGTAAAACTCGGTGATGATCTGGTCCTGACCGGGTTCGTAGATCGCTACATGCCGTCGTATAGCGGCAACCAGCATACGGTGCGCATCGCCGGCCGTAGCAAATGTCAGGATCTCGTCGACTGCGCCGCATATATCAACGGCAATCAGCTGTTGAACATGACCGTCGACAAGATCGCAGAGGCGCTGTGTGCACCCTACGGAATCGGAGTGAGCGTCGCTGCGGGGACAGACGTAGGCAAGCCGATTGAGCAGGTGAACGTGCTGGTCGGCGAGACGTCGTATTCCGTGCTCGAGCTGCTCTGCCGATACCGCGCGCTGCTGCTGTACGACACGCCGGCCGGCAACCTGGAACTCGCCGCAGGCGGAAACGCCAACCAATCCGGGCCGGTGGCGATCGGCACGCGCGTGGCATCGAGCGGGTTCACCGAAGGGATCAACGTCGCATCGGCGTCTCTGCTGCTCGCGATGGATGGCCGGTTCTCTCAATACGACGCGGCGTATCAGGGGCTAGACACGCTGCGCGACATCGGCGACGGCGGCAACATCATCGCGCACACCTACGATACGACGGTGCCGCGGTTCCGCTATCGCGCGATCATCTCCGAGAATGTGACCGGCGGCGTCGATGTCGCCTTGCAGCGCGCGCAGTGGGAGAAGGCTTACCGCCTCGGCCGATCGTTTCAGGTCCGGCTTGTGACTGATTCGTGGCGAGATTCGGCCGGCATGCTGTACGAGCCGAACGTGCTCGTCGACATCGACCTACCGTCGCTGAAGCTGACGCCGCGGCGGTGGCTGATCTCCGAGGTGACGTACAAAAAGGGGGCGCAGGGTACTTCGGCCGAACTGACGATCATGCCGCAGCAGGCGTTCTATCAAGAGCCGATCATCCTCAATCCTGTCGGGCCAGATATCACGCAGGTTTCGCAATGACGGGCATTTTGGATCGAATCCGCAACCTGTTCGGGCGCGGTCGCGTCACGCTGGTGGACGACAGCGGCCCGGTGCAAATCGTGCAGCTGCGCATGAATGGCCTCGAGGTGCCGGCCGGGCGCTTCCGCGTCCCCGAGTTCGGGTTCTCGTCGAATCCACCAGTCGGATCGGACGCACTGGCGCTGCACGTTGCTGGTGACAGGTCTGCCGGCGCTGTGGTCGGCACGAATCACCAGGAATCGCGGCCGCGCGGCCTTGCGCCTGGCGAGTCGATGCTGTACAGCCAGGATGGCAAGTGCATCTACCTGAAAGGCGGCGTCATTGTCGTCGAGGCGAAGGGGCAGGACGTCGTCGTGAACGACGCGGCGAATGTCACCTGGACCTGCAGCGGCGACTTCAAGATTGTCGCCGGCGGCAAGTTCAGCGTGGTGGCGCCAGGCGGATCCGATTTTGATACGCCGATGCTGGCGTCGACCGGTGACATGCAGGACAACACCGGCACGAACAGCGAGACGATGAGAGCAATGCGCGGGACGTTCGACGAGCACAACCACGACGTGCAGAACGTGCAGGGTGGCGAGTCCACCGTCACGTCCGATCAGCCGAACCAGCAGATGTAGCGGCCGTACGCCGCAATCGCCAATGACCCGCTCCGGCGGGCTTTTTTTCGTCCGGACACATGCCTGACCTGACTCTCACATGGGATTCCGCGACCGCGCACGCCGACTGGGTGCTCGCGAACGCCGATCTTGCGACCGGCAACGATCTCGCGAGCGCCGTGCTGATCAGTATCTTCACCGATCGCGAGGCGAGTGCCGATGACGTCATCCCCGACGGCTCGACAGATCGACGCGGATGGTGGGCCGACGACGAAGTGCCGATTGGCTCGCGGATGTGGCTGCTGAAGCGCGCCAAGCAGACGACGCAGACGGCTCAAAAGGCTTATGACTATCTCGCCGAGGCGCTGCAGTGGTTGATCGATGACGGCGTAGCAGGCCGGGTCGAGATCACGACGCAGTGGGTGCGCCGTGGCGTGCTCGGCGCGTGGATCGTGGTGATCAAGAACGGCACCGTGCTGCTCGACGGGCAATACACCTGGGCGTGGGAAGGAATCAACTGATGCCGTATCTTCGACCGACACTTTCTGAGCTGAAAGCCCAGGTGGCCGCCGATATCCAGAGCGGCCTTCCGGGTACTGACCCGCTGCTGCGCTTTTCCAGCTTCGGCGTCATCGGCCGCGCGCTGGCCGGCCTCGCGCAGCTGCAATACGGCTATACCGATTACATCGCCAAGCAGTCGAATCCGTTCACCGCGACCGACGAGTTCCTCGAGGCGTGGGCGGCGCTCAAGGCTGTCTACCGGGAAGCGGCCACGCAGGCTGGTTCGGTGACGCCGGGGCAGATTCAGTTCGCTGCGGTGGCTACCGCAGATCCTATCCCGGCCGGGACTTCGATCAGCCGTAGTGACGGCGTCGGCTACACGACAACGAGCGAGGGCACGGTCGCCAACGGCGTCGTAACGGTCGACGCCGTCGCGAATGCCGACCCGAGCGGGCTGACAGGCGCGTTCGGAAACTGTCCGGTCGGTACGGCGATGACGCTGGGCGTGTCGATCGCAGGCGTCACGTCGACCGGAACGGTGTCCGTTGCATTTACCGGTGGTGCCGATATCGAATCGGACGATAGCTTGCGCTCGCGCATGCTGCTCGCCTACCAGGATCCCGCGCAGGGTGGATCGCCGTCCGACTACGTCAAGTGGGCGCGGGAGGTCAGCGGCGTGACGCGGGCCTGGTGCAATCCGGTCGGGTTCGGCCCCGGAACCGTCGTCGTCTACGTGATGCTCGACGAGGCGGAGGACGACAACGACGGATTTCCGGTCGGGTCGGATGGGGTGGCCACCGACGAGAAGCGCGGCACGGTGGCGACCGGCGATCAACTGACGGTCGCGAACTGGATCTATCCGCTGCGGCCCGTCACGGCCTTGGTGCTCGTCTGCTCGCCAATCCGGACGCCGATCGACTTCACTATCACGGGCTCAGCCAACTTCACCGCTGCGCAGAAGGAAGCGATTGAGGCAGCGATCGAGGGGGTCTTCGTGCTGTACGGATCGCCGGTCGGCCCGGGCAACCTGAACGGCGCGGTCGATATGTCCTACATCAACTCGGCGATCGGTGCGATTACCGGCACGCAGGGCTTCGTCATCACCTCGCCGCTGCAGAACATCCAGGGCACAACCGGCCAATTGCCGGTGCTCGGCAACATCACCTGGCTCGCATAAATGGCCGCACCGAACTATTCGTCGTCCGACTTCGCGTCGGCGCTGAGCGCGCTATTTCCTCGCGGCTTGGCGTGGCCGCGCTCTCCGGACGCGGTGATGCAGCAGGTGATTGCTGCCCTGTCGCCTGTCTGGGCGCGCCACGTGGCGGACAACAACTACTTGCTCGTCGATGCATTTCCCTCGACGACGGTCGAGCTGCTGCCGGAGTGGGAGGCATCGCTGGGGCTGCCGGATCCGTGCGCTGGCGAGTCGCCGTCGCTTGCCGTGCGTCAGGCGCAAGTGGTAGCGCGCTTCACCAACACCGGCGGCCAGTCGATCGCCTTCTTCACCGCCTACGCGAAGAACCTTGGGTTCAGTGTCAGCGTGACCGAGTTCACGCCTTTTCGCGTTGGCCAGCAAGCGGTCGGCGATTCGGTTGGCGTCGACGGATGGGCGCATACCTGGCGCATTAACGCGCCGTCGACAACGATCAACTATTTCCGTACCGGTGCCTCGAGCGTTGGTGAGCCTCTGGCCTCATGGGGTAATGCCGTTCTGCTATGCGAGATGAACACGCTCAAGCCGGCACACACGCTCGTCATCGTAGCCAACCCCGGTTTCCTCGATATCAATTTCCGGCTTGATGTAACGACGCTCGCATAAATGGAGATGAGATGTTTCGTACCGATCACACGACGGCAGTGACGGCGCTTCCGGCGCCGTCAGCTGCGGGAACGCCAGGCTTCTTCACCGGTGGCAACCCGGCAACCGGTCAGGCAGCAACAATTCTCGATGAAGACTGGGCGAACAGGATACAAGAGGAGCTGATGTCCTTCCTCACGGCAGCGGGCATCGTGCCGTCCAAGACCTCATACGATCAGGTTCTGCAGGCGGTGCAGCAACTGTTTGCGGCCTCGGCCGGCGACGCGTCAAAGCTGTTCCAGGCCAAGACGCCGAACGCCGGTGACAACAGCAACAACGTCGCGACGACAGCGTTCGTCCAAGCTTTCGCCGGTGGCCGGAAGGCGGTCATCCTCTCGATCACGAACTGGACAGTGCCTGCTGGCGTGACGGCTATCTGGGTAACCGCTTGCGCTGGCGGTGGTGGCGGTGCAGGGTCGCCGACCATTCCAGCAAACAACATCGTCGCCGGGGGCGCCGGCGGCGCGGCCGGGCAGGCCGTGCTTCGGTACCAGATGGCGGTGACGCCTGGGCAGGTGCTCTCGTGCGTCCCGGGTGCCGGGGGCGTAGCGGGAGCCGTCGGCGGCGCCGGCGGCAACGGCAGCAACACCACGGTCGGAAGCCTGGCGCTCACGGCCGGGGCCGGTGGCCAGGTTGGCAGCAGTGGCACGCCCACTCAGGCCTGGCCCGGTCAACCTGGCGGAAACGGATTCCCGAACGGCGAGTATGGCCAGGACACATCGCAATACGGGCCCGGCGCTACGGGTGGGCGAGGCGGTGCTGGTCCGTTTGGCGCAAGTGGCGCACCTGGCCGAGGTGCGATCGGCGGCGTGGCCAATTTGATCGCGCCGTCCGCCTCCTACGGCTATGGAGTCGGCGGGTCCGGCGCGGGTGGATGTTACGGCCCGACGACTGCGTCAGGGACGACGACTGGTACCGTCGGCGCGGCCGGCATGCCGGGCTTCATCGTCATCGAATACTGAGGAGAGACACATGGCGCGCTACGCCTATTTCGACAAGCAGGTGAAGGCGGTGTTGGGCTGGATCGATACCGTCGCCTACGGCTACACCGAAGACCCGACCAAGGCATTTCCGGCCGACCAGATGCTGCCGATCACTGACGATGCCGACTGGCATGCCAACGACGGGCGCAGCTGGTATGTCGTCGACTCGCAATTGACCACAACGGCGCCGGAGCCGGCGTCCTCCCCGAGCAACTGATCGCAGGCGAACATGAAAATCGATATCAAGAGGATTGCCGGCACACTGCTGCTCGCGGCGGCCTGCATTTCGAATGCCGCTTTCGCGCAGTGGGTGCCCGGCCAATTGGTGACGGCACAGCTGCTGAACTCCGCGTTCGCCGCCGTCGCCGCGAACGCGTTGCCGGTGGCCGGCGGCACGTTGACCGGGCCGCTTCAGGGCACCGCGGCGACGTTCAACTCGGGGAGCTTCGCGAGCCTCTCGAGCAGCGGCCCGGTGACGTTCACGACACCCCTGGCGTTCGCCTCGGGCGGCACGGGTGCGACCACTGCGCTCGGCGCGACCAGCAATCTGCAGTTCCAGGCGTCGCTGTCAGGCGCTGGCGGCCGCTCTGTTGCGAGCAAGCTGAGCGACGTCGTGAGCATTCTCGATTTCCCGGGCTGCGACAAGACAGGGACGACCGATAGCACGACGTGCATCCAGGCGGCGTTGAACTCGGGAGCGAAGACCGTCTATATCCCGGCGGGCCAGTATCGCGAGAGCGGGCTCACGCTGCCGCAGATCCAAGGCTTCACGCTCTACGGGGACGGCCCGAACAGCGTCCTGATCCAGACGGGCGGCTCGATCAGCTATCCGGCGATCGCGGGCGCCTTCACGTTCGACTCACACTCGACGATCCGTGATCTGAAGTTCGACGGCACCGCCGGCACCGCGAACACGCTCGATACCACGTTCGCGCAGACGCTCGACCTGCTGAACCTGGCCTTCAACAACGTACCGGTCGGGTATTCGTCGATCAAGATCGACGGCAACCCGACGACGTCGGTCTACATGCACGACGTGCGGCTGAAGAACATCCGTATCTACTCGACGACGGCGGGCAAAGCCGGGATTGAGCTGGGCGCGTTCGCATCCGACTCGACGATCGACGGCTTCATCATGAACGGCGGGTTCGTGGTGAACTACTGCATCTACGCCAACCCGGGCGCGCAGACCACGATGGTCCAGAACTCGCACCCGTACAACGCATCGATCAACGTGGTTCGGCTGGCCGGCAACAACAACGACTTCGGCTTCGCAGGCAACACGATCGACAATGCGCTCGGCGACGTGTTCTACATCAAGAACTCCTCGCACACGCGCATCTCGTCGACGTGGATCGAGTCGATCAACAGCTTTCAGCGCGGCCTGGTGCTCGACGGCTCGTCGAACAACACGGCGATGGGGCTGAGCTGTCAGACCTACGGCGTCACGAATGCAACTTCGTGCGTCGCCGAAATCAACGGCGCAGCCGGCAACCAGATCTTCGGCGCGCAGCTCGACAGTGCGTCGAACTACTCGACGCCATTCAATCTCACGGGCGCCAGCAGCTTCTACCAGTCGGTGAACAGCGGCAATTCGCTGAGCCCGATGAGCGCGGCAGCCGGCTCGTCGCCGGCGCTGGCCGCCATCGGCTCGGACGCTACGATTCCCGTCACGCTCAGCCCGAAGGGCGGCGGCGCGGTGCAGATGAAGCTTAGCAACTCGGCCACGGCGAGCTTCTATTCCGACACGGCTTCGGAGCTGGCGATCGAGGCATACAACACGGCGTCAGCCGGGACAAAGTTCAACATCAACCTCACGAAATACGGCGGCCGCCTGCTCGTCGGCGGCACGGACGACGGTACGAACAAGCTGCAGGTCGGCGGCTCGGCTGCCATCTACGGGAACCTGGCCGCGACCGGCACCGGCGCGATGCCGTTGTACTCGACGGCCGGCGCGGCCACCAACGCGCCGCACATGGTGAAGGGGACGGCGACGCTCGCCTCGGGCTCGGCCACGGTCACGCTTTCGGGCGCAGCCGTCTACACCTCGTCGACCAGCTACGCATGCACGGCCACCGACACGACGTCAGCGAATGCGGTGCGTGTCTCACAGACGTCCGGGACATCGTTCGCTTTGAGTGGCACGGGAACCGACGTGGTGCAGTTCCTGTGCGCTGGCAACTGATTACAAGCTGGACCAGTAGACAGCCGCCTTCGGGCGGCTTTTTCATTTCGGGGGACTGATGGCTGATACGCCAAGCAACGACTTTGTCGAGCGCCGCTTGCGCGCAGGAGATCAGCGGTTCAAGCAGATCCAGGCGCGCATTGATGCGAGCGACGAGCAGGTGAGGGCGCACCTATCCGAACAGGATAGAAAGATCGACGCGATCGCCGCGGCAGTCTGCAAGATCGAGACGAACACGCAGAGCATGGTGGACACGTGGGAAGGCGGCGCGCGGGTCGTGCGCACGATGTGCCGGCTGGCCGACGCGTGGCGCTTCATGGTCCGCCACGTCGCGCTGCCGATGGTCGGCGTCGGGACCGTCGGGCTGATCGTCTTTCGCTACGTGCGACACGAGCCGATCCCGGACTGGGCCGCAGCAGTTGTGAAGGTGCTGATCGGATGAACAACATGACCCCTCAACTTCTCGCCAGCGCGCTGCAGATCCCGCTCGCTCGCGCGACGCCGTGGGCCGATCCGCTTACGGCCGCGATGGCGCTCTATGCGATCGACTCGCCGGCGCGCCAGGCTGCCTTTCTAGCGCAGTGCGGCCATGAATGCGGCCGATTTCTATGGCTGCGCGAAATCTGGGGGCCGACAGCCGCGCAACGCGCGTATGAGCCGCCGGCCGCGAAGGCGGCCGAGCTCGGCAACACGCAGCCGGGCGACGGCTTCCGGTACCGCGGCGGCGGCCTGCTGCAGATCACCGGCCGCTACAACTTCCGGGAGATGGGCCAGAAGATCGGCGTTGACCTTGAAGGCAATCCGGACCTGATCAAGCAGCCGGCCACGGCCGCGCATGCGTCGGCGCAATTCTGGGCCGACCGCGCGCTCAGCGCGTTCGCCGATGCCGGTGACTTCCTCGCGATCAGCCGCGCCATCAACCTCGGCAACGCGCGCGCGGCCGGCACGCCGAACGGCATGCCCGATCGCCTCGCGCTGTGGGCGTCGTGCAAGGCGGCGCTCGGCGCGGCCGGATCTATCCCGGCTGGACGTGCTTAAGTGCCGTGCCCACGGACGCGTTTGATCATGAAGGTCACGTCGTCGTTGGCATTGAGGATGGCGATTGAGACCTCAGGGTGTTGATTCTTGAATACGCGAAATATTTCATCGGCAAAACCTTGTCCGATGCTATCTACTCCCTCGAAATCGAATGCCACCCGGCGAAATCGTTCGACGCGAGCTAGAAGTCGCTGCGCTTGCGAACGTGATACGACGCTTTCCGTGCCAAGCCGCGCAAGTCGCACAGGAATGATGGTTTTGTCGAACCGCGATAGTCCTTCCTCTTGATCCTCGGAACTAAACTGGTCAAAGACGGAGCGCAATTTTCTCTCCGTTTGATGACAGAGGCTCATTAGGACGCGAGTCCCAGTCACTGGAGAATCCTCATTGTCGACGAGAACGTCCATTAGCTGGTCTCGGTGGTCGAAGGTCAGATCGCCGGATTGAATCTGAAAATGATCAACTGCTCGTGACGTGAAAAAAATGCCTTCTCCGGAGTGTCGGCTCGGATCTGTTGTTAGCTTACCTTTCGCCAGTTCAAGCAAAGCGAATCGTTCGTCGGGGAGTTCGCATAGCCTCGCAATTCGCCGGAATATGCCCTCTCCGTCATCGGTGATGGACAGGGCGGCATCCGTCGCAGTAATCCATATCGCGACTGTGATTGACGAGCCATCGGAGTGATCTTTCGCGTTGTTCAACATCTCGGTGGCCGCATAGTCCCAAATTTTCAGGGCAGCTTGGCTAGCGTGAGCCTCTATCGCGGGGCGAATAGTCGTTGTCCATGCGACATGCTCGTCGAACCCCGCAAGCTTGAGGTGCCATTCGTTATGGACCAGGGTGTTGAGCGAGTGACGCTTGGGTCGTGTGTTGCCTACCTCCTGCAGGAAACCCGCTTGTACCCAGCGGCGCACCTGGGCAGCTGCTGCCTGCCTGGATATCTTGCGCTCTTCCTCCAGCTTCGGCACGAGCGCAACTTCGGCTTCTTGGGAGAAAAGGCCAGATAGCCATCGCGCGGTCTGAGGATCAATTTGAGTAGGCATGTAAATACCAAGGCATAGATATGTAAACATTGTATACGATGTTCTACCAGCAATGTTTACAAGTTACTTGGCGTATATCCATCACCAACCAGCCCGGCCGCGTGCCGGGCTTTTTCGTTTCTGGAACCCCATGACTACCCGATGCAGCCACGGCGCTCCGCTTGAGCAGCCGTGCGACCAATGCTTGTCCGAAGGCATGGCGAAGGTCACGCATGCGCACACCGAAAAGGAAACGCTCTCGGTGGCCGTCAACATCCCCGAGCACGCCGAGCGCAAGACGACAGCGCTATTTGAGCACTCCCGCAAGGATTTGATATCGCGGGAAGGAGGGCGCTGCTACATCTGCGGCGCGACGGCCGAGCAATCCGGCCATCCGTTGGAAGCCCACCACCATCCGATCGAGCGATCGCTGGCCGAGCTGATCGATTGGGATCGCTTCAAGTTCGACGCTCAAGCGGGGTTCTGGGGCGAGAGGATCAAGGCATTCGATTGGGACCGCTTCACCGACTGGACGCAATTCGTCGACGACATGACCGTCAACGGAATGTTGCTCTGTAAGGCCCATCACATCGGGAAGGACGAGGGGATGCACACGATGCCGTTTCCTCTCTGGATCGCGCAGAAGTACGCCAAGGAGGGCTACCAGTTCTCCGATATCGAAGTCATCCACCACCAGGAGTAACCATGCCGTCTCAATCCACCGTCATCACCGGCGGCGTCACGATTTCCGCTGCCACCCTCGAACCCGCAGTGAGCTGGGCGCTCTCGACCCTGTTCCACGCGCCCGTCCCCGAGAGCGTCGCCGTTCTCGTGACCGGCCTCATCGCATCCGGCGTCCATGCCGGCATCAACGCTCTTCGCGCCAAGTTCAGCGCCCCTGCTGTTCAGTAATCCCCTCAAACCTCCGGAGTAAACCTCCGGACCTCGCTACAAACCTCCGGAGTTCCCCATGAAAAAGATGCTGCTTGCAGCAGGCCTTGTCGCGCTCGCCTTCCTGCTCATTGGCTGCGGCTCGACGCCGACGCTCACGTTTCCGCAACAGGTCGCCATCGCGTGCGGCGCGGCGAACGGCGAGATCGCCATCCTGAAGGCTGACGGCGTATTCACCGGTGGCGCGGCCGACACGTTGAACAAGACGGTCCAGCCGGCCATCACGAAGGTTTGTGCTGTCGGCGCTACCGTGACTTCGCCGGACCTGCAAACGATCGTCAACAGCACGTTGCCGGCGATCAAGGATCTGATCGATGCATCGTCGCTCGCGAACAAGTCGGCGGCCGATGCTGCGATCGATACCGCTATCCTGGCATTCAACGTGGCGATCTCGATGCACCAAGCCACCGCGACTACCGCGCCAGCCGCTGCATCCACGCCTCTGTCGAGTGGCGTCGCGTTCCAATGAGCGCGTTCTTGTCTCGCCTTGAGGTCGAACTGGTCAGCGACTCCACGAACAGCGGGCGCGGCACCTGGCGCCTCACGGCGCCCCTGGTCTATCAGTCCGACGTTGCAGATAGGGTATTCACTGTCCCCACCGGCTTCGAGACGGATTTCGCCTCGGTGCCTCGCGCGCCGGTTGCCTTCCTTCTGGCAGCCGATAGCGCCCACGAGGCATCGACGGTCCATGACTTCCTCTACACCGCCCCGCATCCCGTCACTCGTTCAATGGCAGATGCGGTGCTGAAAGAGGCGTCGATCGCCTCGGGCGTGCCGGCATGGCGGGCTTGGCTGATGTGGGCTGGAGTCCGGATTGGAGGCGGTGGGCGTTACTTCACGCCGGCCGCAACTTCCTGACGATCCGATTGGCTTCATGATTGATCATGCCGTCGAGGCCGGGTGAGAATTACCAGAAGGCGCAGCCGTCCATCGGTGGCGATCGAAATCGCCGGCGTGGCAGCCCACCTCTTCAAGAGTGGGAGTGGCTTGGGTGCCTGACATGCCGCCATGGCTGGTGGCACGCGCCGCGCGCACGTCGGCACGCTGGCGCTGTCATTCCCAATGAGGAAGAGCGGGCGATTCGACGTAGGCCAGCCTGAGCTGGCCCCGGGATTGAGCGTTCAGTCTCTCGTTCGCTCGCGGATCGAGATCAGTCCTTGCTGGTACTGCGTGGATTTAAGGTATAGGTATTGGTGTTGTTTACGCCACTGCCTACATCGCAAGTTCCGGGGTTTTTGCTGACTGATCCGGAATTGGAGCCGATGACAGGATTGTCGTAATTCAATTGCCATGTCGCACCATTCCCGCTCGCCTGAACCCAACCTTCGACGCCTGCCCCGTCGCTATTGGCGATGAAAACCGTACCCTCGCCGCCTGGGGTCAGCGAACTGATGAGAATTGTCGGGGGTTCGCCGTGGTCTGGATCATTATCGGCAACGAACGAAAGCGAAACCCCCGTATTATTTACAACGAAACCTTTCGTGCTTGTCATCGCAGTTTCCTTTTTGTAAAAATCGATAAATGGACTTTTCCCATGCGGCAGAGTTGAGGCGAGCTATCAGGCGGCAATTGATATTTGCCTATTTATTGCTGGCTCATGATAATTCTGATTGGTTGGGTTTTTGCAGCAATGCCGTTAGGGCGGACGCCTTGGTAGCGGCGTCGATGCAGTTTTATCATGGATTGCGCTGAGAATGCTTATAAATATAAGACGCACGAGCGATGCCGCTAGCAAACTTTTGACTTGTGGTTGCGAATGCTCAAAGTCAAAAACCTCTAGTCGGGCCGCTACTTCTGATTTCTTTCAAATTCAATGATCGCCCGCAGTTCATCTGACGTGAACCGTCCCTCAAGTATGACTTTGCTGCGATACCACTGCGGGCAATCTCGAATGTCATCCCAATCAATGTAGCCTTCGGCTTGGCTGAGAACTGCGCGTGCGGTCTGCTCGTCCATAATGGCCCCGTTATTGTTTGCTGATTTCGTTCAGGTGGTCGGCCCAGTGCTGCATCATCCTGCGGCGCTCGGGAAGGTACTCGGCGTGAACGTAGGCCGCGGTAACCTGATTGCGCTCCGCATGCGCCAGTTGCCGATCAACGACGTCTCGGCTATATCCCAGCTCGCGCAGCACGGTGGCGGCCAGCCCCCGAAATCCGTGGCCGGTCATCCGTGACTTGTAGCCCATCCGGTAGAGGGCGAAGAGCATCGTGTTGTTTGAGATGTGGCTACGGCCCTGGACGCTGTAGAAGATGTAGCGCTTGTCACCGTTGAGGTTGCGCAGCTCGGCCAGTGTCTCGAGCGCCTGGCGCGACAGCGGTACGATGTGCGGATCGCGCATCTTCATCCGCTCGGCCGGGATCCGCCACTCGGCAGCTTTCTCATCGATCTCGGGCCACTCGGCCGTGATCATTTCTTTCGTGCGAACGAACGTCAGCGCCATGAACCGGAGTGCGAGTAGGGTGATGCGATCGCCCGAGTACGCTTCGATGTCGCGCATGAGCTGCGGGATTTCTACGGGCTTGACCCGGGCCATGTGCTGAACCCCGGGCCCTTTCTTCAGCACGGTCTCGGCGTCGATGTCCGCGGCGGGATTACGCGAACACCGGCCGGTCATGATCCCGTACTGGAAGACCGCTCGGGATCGCTGGAGCACGCGCTTGGCCGTCTCCCGAACGCCGCGCGCCTCGATGGCCCGCAGGATCTCCAGCATCGCCGGCGCCTCAATGTCCCGGATCGGCTTCGTGCCGATCCGCGGGAACACGTCGACCTCCAGCGAGTTGATCACCTTGTCGGCATACACCTCGGTCCAACCGTCTTTTTGCGACTCGAACCACTCGCGGGCGACGGCTTCGAAGGACGAGTAGGCCTCGATCGCCCGGGCGCGCTTGACCTCGCGCTTTTGCTCGGTCGGGTCGGTGCCGGCCGCCAGCAGCTTCCGGGCTGCTAGGCAGGCTTGCCGTGCCTCGGCCAGCGAAACTTCGGGATACACGCCGAACGCCGCGCGCTTCTCCTTCCCGTCGAATCGGTATTTCATCCGCCAATACTTCGAGCCGTTCGGCATCACCTCCAGATACAGCCCCTTGCCGTCTGCCAGGCGATAAGACTTCTCCGCTGGCTTCGCTTTGCGGACCTGCATTTCAGTGAGCGGGGCGGTGCGTGTCGGCATGATGCTGAAGCCAACTGCATGGGGGCATCGGATTTGGGGGCATTCGCTCATCTCCCCAAAAATGCCCCCACTTAACTTGGCTTGTAGTGGTCAAGGTTGGGCAATGATGGCAGCAAAAAACCCCGCACAGCAAGGCTCTGCGGGGTTTTTTAGGCAATCTTGGGAGGCTTTGGGAGGGTAACTGGTCCCCCCGACAGGAATCGAACCTGTATCTAGCGCTTAGGAGGCGCTTGTTCTATCCATTGAACTACGGGGAGCGGATAGTCGCGAGGCAACTCATTGAGCGTACCTGCGTGAGCAATGCAGAGGACCCGGGCGCCACAGCTAGGCAGGGGCAACCCATTCAGCGGGTGAGAGTATAGCAAAGACCACCGCCCTGAAAAATCTCAAGCAACCGGACCCTCAAATCGAGCGAATCGCCTTCGCCCCGAGCATCCTCAAAACTCCACCACCACGAAATCATCCTTGCCCACATCGCACAGCGGGCAGCGCCAATCCGCCGGAATATCCGCGAACCGCGTCCCTGCAGGCAACCCTTCATCGGGCAGGCCTTCTTCCTCGTTGTAGGTCCAGCCGCAGATAAGGCAGACCCAGCTCTTGAATTCGACGACTTCGCTCATGGTGTTCATTCTGAAATGGGATGACAGGCATTCGGAGCGGCACCGCATTCTCACGCGCGCGCGCGCATGCGCCCCGTGTGCGTCCCGACAAACCGCGCAATATACCCGAAACACCCGACCGTTCCGCGAAAGCGGCGCCTTGGCTCAGCCACGCGGTTTTCACGAGCCGGGGTGTATGCTTGGTCGCGCTTCACCCACAACATCGAACAGGAGAGAAGCATGAACACGAGCAAGCGATGGATGGCCGGCATGCTTTGCGCAAGCGCGTTCGCGGCGGTGGCGCTGGCGAGCTCGGCGCGGGCGGAGGAACCGCGTGTCTATTTCGTTGCACCGAGCGCGGGCGCGACGGTCTCGAACCCGGTCCACGTCAAGATGGGCGTGGAAGGCATGCAACTGCGCCCGGCCGGCGACATGACGCCCAACACCGGCCATCATCACCTGGAGATCGACGGCGGCCCGATCCCGAAGGGCGAGGTGATCCCGGCCAGCGAGCATTCGCTGCATTTCGGCAAGGCCCAGACGGAAACCGATATCCAGCTGCCGCCCGGCAAGCACACGCTGACGCTGCAGTTCGGCGACGGCATGCACCGCTCCTATGGCCCCGCCATGAGCCAGACGATCACCGTCAACGTGGATCACTGAGGCGCCTCGTCAATACCGGCGCAGGCGTGATCCCGCTCCTGCGCCGGCCAGCCCCCGGCAAGCCTCGGCCGAGCGCGCGGCATCCCGCGAAACGCGCGCTCGCCACCCCCGGCCATCCGGCCGAAGCGGCGCCGCCCGCGATGCCCGTTACAATGGGCGTTTCCGAATCCCTTTCTTCGCCGCTTCCCCCATGTCGCTCTATTCCATTACCGGCGCGCAGCTTGCGTTCGGTCACGTCGCGTTGCTCGATCACGCGGATTTCTCGCTCGAAGCCGGCGAGCGGGTCGGTCTCATCGGCCGCAACGGGGCGGGCAAGTCCTCGCTGCTGAAGATCGTCGCCGAACTGGCCCGCCCCGACGACGGCCTGGTCACGCGCCAGCAGGACCTGGTGACGGTCTACGTGGAGCAGGAGCCCGAGTTCGGCCCGGGGCAGACGGTGTTCGAGGCGGTCGCCTCGGGCCTCACGCACACGCAGGCGTTGCTCGACGAATTCGACGTGATCGCGCACCGCCTGGCCGACACGCCCGAAGGCGCGGAACACGACGCGCTGATGGCGCGCATGAACACGCTGCAATCCTCGCTGGACCTGCACGACGCCTGGAACTGGCGCACCCGCGTGGCCACCACGCTGGCGCAGATCGGCCTGGACGGCGTGCAACGGGTGGAAGCGCTGTCGGGCGGCATGAAGAAGCGCGTCGCGCTGGCCCGCGCGCTGGTGCTGCAGCCCGACGTGCTGCTGCTCGACGAACCGACCAACCACCTCGACTTCGAAGGCATCCGCTGGCTCGAGGAACTGCTGGTCTCGCAGCGCTCCAGCGTGCTGTTCATCACCCACGATCGCGCCTTCCTCGACCGCGTCGCCACGCGCATCGTCGAACTCGACCGCGGCCGCCTGCTGTCCTATCCCGGCAACTTCTCGCAGTACCAGGTCCGCAAGGAACAGCAGCTCGAGGTCGAGCGCGTCGAGAACGACAAGTTCGACAAGCTGCTCGCCCAGGAGGAAGTCTGGATCCGCAAGGGCGTCGAGGCGCGCCGCACGCGCAGCGTCGGCCGCATCGCGCGGCTGGTCGAGATGCGCAAGGAGCGCACCGAGCGCCGCAACGCGCAGGGCAATGTCCGGCTCGACGTGGCGCAGGGCGAGAAGTCCGGCAAGATCGTCGCCGAGCTGACCGACGTGACGATCCGCTACGACGGCCGTACCTACATCGACCGCTTCACCGGCACCGTGATGCGCGGCGACAAGATCGGCCTGATCGGCCCGAACGGCGTGGGCAAGACCACCATGCTCAAGCTGATCCTCGGCGAGCTGACGCCCGACGAGGGCAAGGTGCGCACCGGCACCAACCTTCAGGTGGCCTATTTCGACCAGATGCGCGCCCAGCTCGACCTCGACAAGAGCCTGGCCGACACCATCAGCCCCGGCAGCGAATGGGTCGAGATCGGCGGCACCCGCAAGCACGTGATGAGCTACCTGGGCGACTTCCTGTTCGCGCCCGAGCGGGCCCGCTCGCCGGTGCGCTCGCTGTCGGGCGGCGAACGCAACCGCCTGCTGCTGGCGCGCCTGTTCGCGCGCCCGGCCAACGTGCTGGTGCTCGACGAGCCGACCAACGATCTCGACATCCCCACGCTCGAACTGCTGGAAGAACTGCTGACCGACTACGACGGCACCGTGCTGCTGGTCAGCCACGATCGCGCCTTCCTCGACAACGTGGTCACCTCGGTGATCGCGGCCGAGGGCAATGGACTCTGGCGCGAGTACGTCGGCGGTTTCACCGACTGGCAGACCCAGCACGCGCGCTCGGAGGAACTGGCGAAGGACGCCGCCAAACGCAGCGGCGAAGCCGCGCGCGAGGCCGCCCCGGCGCCCAGGGACGACGCCGGCAAGAACGCCGCGGCCGGCCGCAACACGCAGCGCAGCGTCAAGCTCTCGTTCAAGGAGCAGCGCGAGCTCGATGCGCTGCCCGAGCAGATCGCGGCGCTCGAGGCGGAGCAGAAGGCGATCAACGCGCAGCTCGAGGACGGCAGCATCTTCGCGCGCGACGCCAAGGAAGGCACGCGGCTGACCGAGCGCTACGCGGCGCTCGACGACGAACTGCTCGTGGCGCTGGAGCGCTGGGAGGAGCTCGAGGCCAAGCGCAAGCCGTCATGAGCGCGTGCGCAGGGAACCAGTAAAATACGCCGCGTTCCGGCCCTGGTGCCGTTCGCGGCGCCGGTGCGCCGCCCGCTTTCGGAGCAGTCGCGTAATCGCATTGTTTCGATTGGCTTTTTTATCGAATTCAACGTTTTGTCCACGATGTTGTCCACATCAACTGGGGATAACAGCGGCGGACGATTGACGAACTAGCGCCTATGTCCACGAAAAAGCCCGCAGCGGCCTACAGCGAAGCATCGATCAAGGTGCTGAAGGGCCTCGAGCCCGTCAAGCAGCGGCCCGGTATGTACACGCGTACCGAGAACCCGCTGCACATCATCCAGGAAGTGATCGACAACGCCTCCGACGAGGCGCTCGGCGGTTACGGCAAGCAGATCATCGTCACCCTGCATGCGGACCAGTCGGTCTCGGTCGAGGACGACGGCCGCGGCATCCCGTTCGGCATGCATCCCGACGAGGGCGTGCCGGTGGTCGAGATCGTCTTCACGCGCCTGCACGCGGGCGGCAAGTTCGACAAGGCCGCCGGCGGCGCCTACACCTTCTCGGGCGGCCTGCACGGCGTGGGCGTCTCGGTCACCAATGCGCTGGCCACGCGCCTGGACGTCACGGTCTGGCGCGAGGGCAAGTTCGCCGAGCTCGGCTTCGCGCACGGCGACGTGGTCAAGCCGCTGGTCACGCAGAGCGCGGGCCGCGGCGAGAAGAAGTCCGGCACGCGCGTGCGCGTCTGGCCGGACGGCAAGTATTTCGATTCGCCGAACCTGCCGCTGGGCGAGCTGCAGCGCCTGCTGCGCTCGAAGGCGGTGCTGCTGCCGGGCGTGGAGGTGGTGCTGGTCACCGAGAAGACCGGCGAGCGCCAGAGCTGGAAGTACGAGGACGGCCTGCGCGGCTACCTGCTCGACGAGATGAACGGCAGCGAGCTGCTGATCCCGCTGTTCGAGGGGGAGCGCTTCGCCGACGCGAAAACCTCGGGCGACGACAGCTTCGCCGACGGCGAGGGCGCCTCCTGGGTGGTGGCCTGGAGCGAGGAAGGCTCGCTCACGCGCGAATCCTACGTGAACCTGATCCCCACGCCGGCCGGCGGCACCCACGAATCCGGCCTGCGCGACGGCCTGTTCCAGGCGGTCAAGAGCTTCGTCGAGCTGCACAACCTGCAGCCCAAGGGCGTCAAGCTGCTGGCCGAGGACGTGTTCGCGCGGGTGTCCTTCGTGCTGTCGGCCAAGGTGCTGGACCCGCAGTTCCAGGGGCAGATCAAGGAGCGCCTGAACAGCCGCGACGCGGTCAAGCTGGTCTCCTCGTTCACGCGCCCGGCGCTGGAGCTGTGGCTGAACCAGCACGTCGAGCACGGCAGGAAGCTGGCCGACCTGGTGATCAAGCAGGCCCAGGCGCGCACGCGCGCCGGCCAGAAGGTCGAGAAGCGCAAGAGCTCGGGCGTGGCGGTGCTGCCCGGCAAGCTGACTGATTGCGAGACGCAGGACATCGCGCGCAACGAGCTGTTCCTGGTCGAGGGCGATTCCGCCGGCGGCTCGGCCAAGATGGGCCGCGACAAGGAGTACCAGGCGATCCTGCCGCTGCGCGGCAAGGTGC